TTTTCCAGTTATCTAATATCCAAGGCAAGGCACCTACATTACCATCATTTAGTTTAATATCAATAGTGCATCCAGCTGCTAGTGCCGGCGCTATTTTCCATAATGCTATAACCAATGGATAGTTCCACGGAACAACACCTAAACAGTGTCCTTTTGATTCCCATCTCATACTACTAGTACATGTCTTAAAGTATTCATATTCAGGCACAGCTATTAGGTTTCGAGCTGCACCAGCATAATATCTACAAATATCAACACTAATATTAACAAGTGCAGTTGGTTCAAGTTGTAGTATTTTTTGTTGGTTATCTTCTATAAACTGTGCTAGGCTCAGAAGAATTGATTGCTTGTCTTGAGGTTTCATATCTTATTGTATTATAGAAAAACAGATTTGTCAAGTATTTCAAATCGTAAACTTAATCCTATTTTATAATCACAATCCATACGACCTGTGCAATGTAGTCTATTGCTAGGAAATATAAGAACATTTCCTGGTTTGTAATCATATGCAGTACCAGTTAACCCATAAAATTGTTCTTCATTACGGTAATCATATTTTAATATTTCATACATGTCATCAGAAATAGGCTGGTCAGTACAACCAACTACAGTTGGGTCTTTATATGGAAAATCACGTTTTTTATTGAGATTAAAATCTTGTTCAGGTTTCCATATATCACCTAACCATGTTGCACCACTGTAATCTGTACAATATTGATCAAACACAACAAACTTTTGTTCTATATTATTACTTACATAAAGTGGAATTAAAACATTGTAACTATTTTTATTATTTCCGCTATCTACGTGTGTAAAGTAAGGAAAACTATGCTTGTAAAAGTTGTCACCTAAGTTTTTATCAACCGGTATATATTTTTTTAAAATAGGTTCGAGTATATGCTGTATGTGACTCCAGGGTTGACCTATTTTGATCATGCCCATTGTATCATAATGCAAACTTGTATTACTATTGAAGAAATCAAGAAGATTGTCTATCACTTGATTAGACAATAATGATTTATATATTTTAACTGTCATATATTAGTTTATGAAGTTTACTTGTATCTCTTGTTTAGATTTGGTTGGAAAAACAAACTCAGGTTTTGTGTGATGCTCTCTACGTGGTCTTGTTTCGTCTTTGATTCCTATACCCATTAATAGCTTGATTGGATTTTTAGCACCAACTACAGTTGCAACCTCATCTGCGTCAAAACATGCACAACAACCAGTACCGTAGTTTAACATACTAGAAATAAGATTTGCGTAGCCTGCTGCAATACCAATAGCCATATGTGCATCTTTTTCTAAACTTTTCTTTTGAGCAGCCGTTAGTTTACCATCATCATATGCCCACATTTCGTCATTTCTGTGTACCGTATCAGTAGTATGTCTGCTCATATAATCTTCAACTTCAAATGCCAACACTAAGTTTGCCAATACCTGACTGTTAGTTTCGTTCTTTCCTGTTTCATAGTTTAAAAACCCTGAAGTGTTATCATGAATATTTTCAATAACTTGTCTATTAGTGATTGCATGTACTTTATAAAAAGAAATATTTTGTTTACTAGGACAGTTTGTCACACTATGTATTATTAAATCAATATCATCTTTTGGAATCTGTTTTTGTAAATCCCAGTTACGCTGACAATGTTGACTTCTAATGATTGCTTTTTTTACTTCTGTATGATCCATAAATATTTTCTCCTCAATGTATTTATGACAATATTATACTAACTGCATTGTCTACTGTGATATACTCTGTAGTGGACATATTAGGATACTTTTGTAATATGCGTTCAGTTCCTACATATCCAAAATGAGTATATTTTAAATTTAAGGTTGTGTCCAGCTTAATCAGATCATTGTGCAATATACGTAATGATTTTTTTTGTATTTGGTATTCTAGTAAATGTTCGTAGTTTTTTAATATAGTTTCATCCTCAGCTACATTACTACCAACATTAATTATTGTTTTGTTAGTATCTTTAAATGCATGGAACAAATCTAATAACATATAAGTTTGTCCAAACCCATCATGTGCATTGTTTATAAAAACATCAACGTCATTGCATTGTTTAATAATACGTTTTCTGTCAATACGGTTATTAATGTCATAGCTAGTACTTTTACTAAATCCAATAAAGTTTACAACTGATTCAGATATAGCTTTTCCTATACCCGATGTATGTCCTGTTATTGCGTATTTCATTTATCACCTAGTATTGTAACTACTAGATGAAATCTTTCATCTGTACTACCGTTAAATGCAGTATGAGGAACAACTGTATTTGTCCAATACCATTGATTTTGTTTTAGATGTTTACTTTCGTTTTCGATTACCATATAACATCCGTCTTGTGTTTTCATCGGATAATGTAATCTAGGAGTATCATCGTTATGCCAAGTTAAACAAGTTTTAGGTCTAGAATTCATTATGCGAATCCTACCTACGTTGTATTTTTTGGTTATGCTGTTATATACATCTTCAAATAACGAATCTTTAAACCCTGTACAAAGTATTTCAAAGCTATCTTCTTTTAAAGGAACTTTTCTAGGAGGTACTACTAGTGTTCCTTGTTTGTTTGTATAAGAGCTATCCCAATCTAAAAATAAACTTCCTCTTCCTGTCAAACAGTTTGACGGATCGGCTTTGGTTGCATTTAAACAAATCTGATCGTTGCCTGTATCAGACCACCATATCTTTTTTTCGTCAAGTAATCTTAAAAACTCTGTGTATAAATCATATACTGGAAGATCGTCGAGTTCAATAAAATTCATTTACTTTCCTTTGTTGTCCATAATATTATACTTTTTTTATTTTTAGTACCAGAACTTAAATAAGAATCACTACAATGAAATCTACATTGATGCCAAATCATAAGACTATTTTTTTTCCAATCTATTATTTTTTCAATACTCATTCCTTCAAAAAAACTATAATCTTCGTGTTGATTTAAATAGCGATCATAATATTCTTTTGTAATAGTAGTTTCATTTATAAAACCTTTTGAGTTTTTTATTGTGTTAGGCTTTAAAAATCCTGTAAAAATATGACGTCTGTATTCCCAATCTTGATCAGGAAAATAATATTGATCAAACGTTATGGTTGATGCTGTTCCCCATTTGTTATCTTCACTTATAACATCTAAAGGAATACATAATGTTGCATAGGGTAATGCATTTTCCCTAACATCTGATAAGTTATGGTCAGTGTGTGTTGGAACAGGATTTCCTTGAGTGTTTGAAACTACCGACAAGTATACATTATGTTTTCCTATTATATCTTCTATACGTTTGTTAAGTAGAGCATAAAGGTTACTTTCGTAATATTTAAACTTAGTATATTGTTGTCCTGAATGTACAACAGGATCGTTTTCTTCAAGCTCGATTGCCGTAGTTTTTATTTTGTCAAACTCACTGTTACTAAAAAAGTTTTCAAATGCCTTAGAAGGAAACATTGTTTTATTTTGAGATTTCATTAGTTCTTTAGAATAATACATTTTAGATTTCCTGCAACTGGCATTCAATATATTTATTTACAAACTGTTTTGTATTATTTAATAATGTTTCACGGGGAACATCTATTTCCTTTACATTAACTAAATCTCTCATATCACATCTTAAAGTTGTACTAAACTCTCCTATTCGAAATCCAGAAACTTTTTTATATTTAAAAGACTTGTCATTTATTTCGATTGCTGCTTGTTGTAGCTCAGTATGTACTAAATTTCCGTTAACCCAGTTAACAAGGTTGTCTTCTGTAAACTCATATCCATATTTTTCATAGTTTTTTTCAAACTCGCTTACAAACTGTACTCCGTTTTCTGCGTTAATAGGATTAATATATAATGCCCAATGCCACCAGCAACTCATATCGTTGTCTATTAACCATTGTAAATCTTTTTCTTCTTGTTCTCTATTCCAACCAGGAAGACCTACAATCATTCCCATCCACCAGTTTGTTTTATCTTTCCATTTTTCTTTTAGTTCTAACAAAAAGTCTTTGGCATATTTTCCATTCCAGCCTTTACCGATAGCTTTTGCACCTTGTTCTTGGAATGTTTCGATACCAAAAAATGCACTACGCAATCCTGATTCCGGTAACAAATCTATCATTTCAGGATACGAAGCTAATAAATCTATTCTAATATAAGCTACATATTCTAACTCAAATGGCAAAGACTTACTAATACGATGAATCATTTGTACTTTATCTAGACTTTCGTTAAATGTATCATCACTAAAATAATATTTTGTAGTGCCAAACTGTTCATAATTCTGTAATAGCTCTGTACGGATATCTTCTTCTCGCCTTATGTTAGTTCCTTTTTTTCTACCAATCAAAGGAAACTGACAAAACTTACATTTAAATATACATCCTCTACTTATCTCAATACTTAACGTTTCATAAGGCTGAATAGCATCACTGTCATGATATTTTCTTGTAAAGTTTTGTATATTAAACAGTGGGCGTACTTCTATTTTGTTAGATAATCTATCTAACATTGCAAGTGTTTCGTCTTCAGCAAACTGATATATACGAATCCAGTCGTCATCTTCTAATAAAGGAGATGCTGCGTTGGATCCGCCGAGTATCCATTTAATATTAGGATTTGTTTTTTGAAAAGTTTTCTTTAAATATTTTACCCATTTTGGACAATGAATTCCGCCTATAGTTAATCCATTATGTGTAACTAGATCAATATTCCAAAAAGTAGTACTTATTCCAAATGCAAGTGTATCGTCATCAATATGTTTATTTGCAATTTCTTCTAAAATATTAGGACTAATTTTAAAACAAAAATCTATTACTTTTACAGTATAACCAAAGGAACGTAGCCAGGAAGCAAGTTGATACTGGCCGCCTGAACGTACGGCATATGTCGCTGGTTCTTCCATACCTGCAAAAATAATAAAGTTGGCCATTATACCTTTCTCTTTGGTATCTTACTATCGGCACTACTAACACAACTGCCTGTAACACAAGGCATAGCTTTGTCAAACAGTTTAAAGCCTGTTTCGATATTGCCTAGCGGAGCATCATGGCAACTATAACTACGCTTTACACTACCATCAGGTTCACGTATAATAATACCTTGATAGCCTGCGTTGCAACTCCATCCTTTAAAGTTATTGAAGTTAAAAGCATTAAATCTTTCTGCTTGATCCATATACCATGCTTCACCTTTGGAATCTCTAAATTCTACTTGCATATGCCAAGGCACACTAGCATCAGGCATGTACATCATATCTTTAGGTATATCAAAACTAGGACTCGGCCGGCCTGACCACTTGCGTTTACTTTCTGTATATGCACGTTGTGGCATACCATTGTGCAAACGTTTTAGGTCCTCCGGTTTGTATCCATCAACCACCCTACTAGCAGTAGGGTCTGATTGCGGTTTGAGTGTAACGTTGATTCCTTGCTCATGGAAGAACAAGGCGTTTTCCCAATCTCTTTCAAACCAGTCTGGAACCATAACCATATTGATTGTAACTTGAACATCGTGCTCCTGACAGAAGATTAGTTTATCTGCAAAGTCTTGCATCTTCTCAACTGTATTTAAGTGTTCTGTGTGTAAACTTGCAGTAATACTGGCACGGTGGAATGGCTTGACTGCTTCTACATACTTTTCAAACCATGCCATGTTGCGACTACAGTTAGATGTCATATGTACACTGGTGTAGTTGGTGTTGTCTACGTCATCAGCCAGATGCTGTAGAATGTCCAAGTAGCCAGGATGGAAAGTAGGCTCACCCCCACTAAGACTAAAATGATAACTATTAAATCCGTTTTCACGTGCTTGCCTCTTTATTTCATCTATGGTCCGTAAGCATAGTTCTGTAGGACGGTGGTCTTTACGGTCACTGCGGGCGTAAGGCCAGCAGTAGGAGCATTTGTAGTTGCAGAACCGTCCAAGTAACCAGCTGACAGTAAATATATCGCGATACAACAAAGTGCGTTGGCCAACGCTGACAATGTCGTCGAAAGGTATCTTAGTAAAATCATAGTTGGACCATTTTAAATCTTCATTCATACTTGTATTATAACATTCCTATTTACGTGTGTCAATCTGATATTTTATATTAGGAGTATTTTGATGTATAGGATTTAGTTTTAAGCACAGTTCTTCTTCTTCAAACGGATTTGGAATAGTGAGTGTGTCTTTAGGATAGGCGTGTTGGCCTACTGGTAAAATCACTCGCAGCGTGGTATTGTCTTTTCCAGTGATACGTGTACCAAGACTATTAGGATCTTCGATGCATTGACAAAAACTAGTTAGAAATCCATTAGACTGAAGTAAGTATGTTAATGACATTAGTGCCATTCCTATTTCTACAGGAGCAATATATGGTTCAGGATCTAAGCGATGTGTAAAACAAACTAATACTGGTGCAAGAACTTGACTATTAAACTTAGCGTTACGAATAGATTGTTCTCTCGGCGTAGATCCATACATAATATCTTTTCTCAGTTCTCTATCACTCCAGTCAAGAATATCTATTCGATACGGAAACTGGTGTTGTTTGCTGGGCATATTAGAAGAAAATAGTTCTATTACAGTTTTGAAGGCATCCATATCAAAATCTTTGGTAAGATCAAAGTTAAATGTAGATCGTCTGTTAATATATCTTTTATTGAAAGTATTGCCCATAGTTATTCCTTACTTAAAAATATATTTATTTAGTTTTAATCAATATTATTTTCAAATACTACTTTATCAACATGTGAATATAAAACATCTTGGAAGTTTTCTTTGTATGCACTTTTAGGAGCACACAGTCCACAGCTACAAGTTTGCTTTGGACATATTATAGTAGGCATAGTACCAGTTTCTAACTTTTGTTTTAAGTCTGCAATAATCTTATGGCCTTCACTTATTTTTCCTATCGATCCCCTAGTTTGATCAAACTTTGCTTGACAAGTTTGATGATGAAACACACTATCTGTTTGTTGTTCTAGATGCAGGAAGAACCAGTTAACACTGCAATGCCATCCTTTAAAATCTCTAAAATCCACAAAGGTGCTTTTACGACTATTTCCTTTTGAACTTAAACACATTTCTCTTTGACCGCAACAAGGTCTACCAATTTCGTATCCTGCTTTTTTTGTTTCTTCTTTGGGTTTTTCTTTTTTAACTTTTGGTGTAGTATCAACTTTGTCATTATTTAAGCTGGCATTTTTATACTTCCAATAGTTTTTCATGTAGTCTAACTGATCGTCAGTATACTGATGAGCCATAGCACTTGCACTACCCGGTTCTTCGCCAATAATACGAGGAACATATTTAATGCCATTATCATGTAGGAAATCGCAAAGTTCTTTGCATTCATCAAAATATGCTGCATGAAACATAACATTTACGTTTAATGTAAACTCATAAGAAGGTCCGTCATTATGAAACTGTAGTATTCTATCTTTTACTTGTTGTTTGAGTTTACTATCGCTTTCACTATGATAACTTACTGTTGCGTGACGAAAGTTTTCCATAACTGCCTTGCCCATTTTTTCACTCATGGCACCGTTTGTAGTTAATGAAAATACAGCGCCCCACCGATCTGCATATTTTTTTTCATACTCTTCTTTTAAATATTTTGCAAACGGAATAAAGTGCGGATTTACTGTAGGTTCGCCACCTGTAAAACTTATAGCTGCATGTTTGTGTTCTCTATATAACATATATACATCCATATATTCAAACAAAAAGTTTATATTTGCTTTTAGTTCGTCTAATGTAGCGTGTTTACTAAAGTTGTCATGACGATGGGCCGGACAATAACTACAGTCGTAGTTACAACGGCGGCCTAAGTCCCATGTTACTTGAAAGTTCTTGCCCGTAAGTAAATCTATTGTATCAAAACTCATTTAAAATGTCCTTTAAACATTGGCTCGACGTCTAGTAGTGACTCGTTTCTCATTTTATCTAAGGACTTTGTATAGGTAACAAAATAATCCCAATATTCTTCATAATAACTTTCACTATTCATATATTTTACAATACCATTTCGTATATGTTTTGCAGAACGTAATACATAGTCTGGATACTTGTTATCTTCTACCCATTGTACAAACTCATTAAAATTATTAGTAGCAATAACTTTTAACTCCGGTGGTAGTACTCGAATATTCAAATGTTCAGGATTATGTGCAACATGATGACTAACTATTGGCTTACTTTTGGTTCCACTTATTCTTTTAAAGTTACTTTCTTGCAGTTTCCATTTCATAAAGTCAACCATGTGAAACACATTATATGCTGTAACTGTAAATGCAAACCAACTCTGTATGTTCTCAGGCATACTATCTAGTGTAGTTAGGTTTTTATGCAACTTGTCCCATTTTGCAGGATATCGCTGGTATTCTAATACCTTGCCCATGCCGTCTATACTTGCACCTACTCGTACATGCTTAAACTTTTCCCATAACTTCATTACCCTAGGAGGTAACGTACTCATATTAGTATTATATTCTACTGTCATATTTTTAGCAGCATCAACATTTATACATTTTTGCAAAAACTCATAATGTCTTTCAATAAGCATAGGCTCGCCGCCAGCAAAATACACATGCTCAATATTATGTACATTTGCTTCTAACTGTTGCCAAAAACTTTCGTTGTTAGGCCAATCAAAATCACTAGCACAAAGTTTGCCATTTATGTTTTCTATTGTAACTTCGCCACTAGTATCACTAAACGTATTTTTACCTGTTAGTTTAATCCAATCCTCAAACCACGCATTACTGTCACTTGGTCCACACATACGGCATTTAAGATTACAAAAGTTGCCAAATCGCAAATCATAATATATTACTGGAGTTTTTTCTATATCAATACTACCATCAGGAGCTGTATCTTTTAAAGCATCAATAATACTATATTTCCATTGTACATTTTCGTATTGTCTTCTACTTGTTAGTCCGTTATCTTCTTCTCGTTGACAGCGCCCGCACTCTTCGCTCCAGTTACCATGTAGCATATTAGAACGTATATTTTTCATTAAATCTGCATTACGTGCTTCTTGTAAGTTATCAACTCCTGAGTTATATGCTATGCCATCTGATTTGCGTATTACACCTTTATTTTTTGTTACATTAGCCTGACAACATACTCTGAGATCGCCATTGGACCGGACAGCTTGGAATATCCAAGGAATGGGACAAAATGTGTTTGTCATAATATGTTCCTATCAGTTAACTGATCTTTAATCCAGTTAGCTTCCCATTGGTTTCCTTCTGTACCAAAATGTTCGCCGTCATCAACTACATATTTGTAAAACTGCTTTTCACCTAACTCAGTGAACACACTAGGAATATGAGATTCATATGATCTTCTATGATGGAAATAAAAATCTACATTATTTTTTACATAGTTTATGTAAACACGATGATCTAAATCAACTTGATCGTCGCACAATCTTTTGTAATATTCTACTCCAAACTTGTGTTTTTTGCGATCAGAATCTAAAAACTTGTTTGAAAGTATTGTTCCTGTATTAATACGGTCGACAAACTTGCCATAATCTTCCTCTAGGCAATAATAGTTGTCATATTTTTGATACATTATTTCTTTAAACTTATGAGGTTTCCACCATGTAAATCTTCCAGGACTTGTGACTTGAAAAAGTTTTACATCAAAAGTTTTATCTTGCATTACTTGTTCTAATAAATGAGTATGATATGTTATAGCAGTTCCAGCTGCTGCAAAGTTATAAAATTTATGCTGAGGATACATCTTACTTAACCAAACTACCCAGTTATCAAAAACTTCTGATTTTACTCCTTGAGTCCAGCTACAACCAAATACTGCAATATTTTTAGACTTCATATTTTTTAAACTCCGGTAATACATCATACAGATTTTGACCACGACTTTGGTCTAGTTGTTTACTATAATAATAGAATTTTTCTAGTTTGTCAACCCAGTTCTCAGCATTCATGTAGTCAATAACTCCTTGGACTTTATCTATATGTGTGTAGTTAGATAATGTTTTTGTAACTTGTGCTTTTAGTTCCTGAGGTAATACTCTTATATTTAACTCCTCAGGATGATTTAATATATTTAGATAAATTTTATGTCCAAACGGTTCTGCCCAATCTAAAAACTCATGCAATCGTGTTATGTTGTACATCTGTACTGTGCAATGTATTTCATTTACTACGTTATCCAACTGTCGTACTTTTAAAAAGTTTTCTTCAACTTTATTCCAGTTACTAGGATAACGAATATATCTATCCAAATCTCCTATTGCATCAATACTTACATTACATTTTATTGCTTTAAATTCTTTCCATTTTTCTAATAGATAGTTTGGAATATTTGTTAGATTAGTGTTATATTTTATTTTTACTTTTTTTGCACGGCCCGACTCTATTATTTTATCAAGTATAAATTCATGATCTTTAATAATAGTAGGTTCGCCGCCTGTAAGGTATACTTCTTCGATAGTTGGCAAAAAGGCATCAATATTTCTTTCATACTGTGTATACCGATACCAGGGCCAGGTTTCGCCACCAAGTCTTTTCATTTCGTCATCAGGTAAAGGATCATTAACCAAATGCCATTCATCTAACCATTGATTACTAGCATAAGGATTGCACATACGACATTTGAGATTGCACATATTTCCTAATCTAATATCTGCATATACTATGTTTAGTTCGGGGGTTTCTGTATATTCTTTATCTTCTAGCCACCTATCCATCCATGACTGACGTAAACTTTTTATACCAGAGTCTTCTTCTTTCCAACAACGTGAACACATTTCCGGACGTTCGCCAGCTAACATTTGTTTACGTAGATTTACATAATCTGGGCTATTCCAAACTTTGTCAAGTGGCACCTTGCCCATTTTATAAGGTTTGCCAGTTTCAGGATCTTTGATGAAGTTTTTTCCAGGAGTACTGTTGCAGCAAGGACGAAAGTTTCCACTTGCATTAGTAGCAATGTGCATCCACGGAAGATTGCAAAATGTTTCTGATGGTGGTGATATCTTACTCATCTGAGTTTATTCCAAGTTTGTTGATTAAATGAGTTGCTAATAACTCATGTGTGTATTCTTTAAAATGTCCTTGCGGATATATGTCTTTTTTATTATTAGTTCGTTTACTATAGTCGTCAAGTGTTGTTGTGTTAAATCGTAAATCTTTTAGTGCAACGCCCGGCTTATAAGTGTTGGTGGTATTTACTACATCTATCATATGCACTTTAGGATACATTGTCTTTATCATATGATATATTCCTGCATTTGCTGCGCTCCAAAAGTAATCGCAAGGCCCGTCTAACAACATCATTTTGTGTAGTTGTTGTAAATGTTTTTGTTTGTGTGTTTTCATCCAGTTGAGATTGCGGTTGCCGTCCCAACGTTCTTCGTCAAACATAAATCTGTAAATGTGTGTATAACCAACAAATACAATATCATTGTCCCAGTCTATATGCTTTTCACGAACAACACTTAGCTCGTGTAAGGCTCTATCAGCACCTGATCCTCGTATTGCATGATTACACAGTTCGTATCCTAGTGACTCTGCAACTTTTCCTGCATATGACAAATGCTTTTCTTCTTGTAGTAGATCTGTAGTTTTATACAATTCGTCAAGCAAATCTGCCCAGTCATTTCTTACTCTACCAAGGTGTTTGTCGGGCACTTCCCAAATGTTTGTTGTGCCTGCATTTTCCAGCATCCATTTATCAGGATCTACATATTTAGACACTCCTAGTTCTGTTCCTAGTGTGTGACTACAACCAAACGCCCAAACTCTACTCATAATATAAATCCTTTAAATAATCAAATTCTGTGTAGTAATCAAACAAACATTTGTTATTAACTTTATCCTGTGCTCGCATCCATTTAACAAATGTGTGATCAAATTCTGCGTTTACAGGTTTGTCTAGCCATTTTATTATTTTTTCTACACTCTGTGTTGCATGGTGTACTAGTCTGTTAGATGCATGTTGTTTTGTATATTCTAATCCTATATGACAGCGTTCTCTTATTACGTCTTTGAGATTATCTGGTAAGTTACAAATATCCATTACTCCAGGGTATTGTACAAAACTAACGTGCAATCTACTGTCTAGTTCTGTCCAAAACTTTAACACTTCATCTATCTTAACAGCATTAAGTACATTTACAGTACAAGTAGCATGTAAGTCTAGTTGCTTGTTTTCTATTTGAGTCGACATCTGTGTTTTTACAGTGTTCCAGTTTTCTACAAGTTTATCTAAGTTGCCACCTTCACGCAAGTATTCGTATGTGCTAGGATCTGAATCTACACTTACTCTACATATAACTCTTTTGTACAATGGCCAATGTTCTAATACATTGTTTAGATAGTGCAAGTTTGTACTATATTCAAGTGTGATATTTTGTGCATATGGCTTTAATACTTCCAACATTTCATGATGCATCGGGTGCATCAACGGTTCGCCGCCTGTTATACGTATCATGTTTAAGTTAGGTGCAAAACTTTTAAGTTGTTGCATAGTATCTTCGGGCAACTGATTGATGCTAAAGTTTAAGCTACCACTTGAAATATCTTTTGCAACTTCATAAAATTCAGGATCTTTTTTACATTGCGTAACCCACTGACTACTAAACTTAGGACTGCAATGCCTGCATTTCATATTACACAAGTTTCCAAACCTAAACTCCATATCTCTTGGAAAGGGCGGTATTGTTAAATCTTCTACATCTTCGAGTGCTTCAACTTGTTCTGAATAATCCTCAAGCATTGTTAATCTAGTGCTTTTGATTCCTGCTTCTTCCATTTGCCAACAACTTTTACATCCTTCAGGCTTTTCACCTGCAAGATGCTGTCGACGAAACTCTTGCCAGTTGTCGCTGTACCAAATATCCGTTAGATTAGTTGTAGTATAATCACCTAACTTTTCGTGACAACGCCAGCAAGCGGTTGCTGTTTTGTTTGGCTTTATATTCATATGTATAAATGGCATAACACACTGCATACTGTACTTACCGTATATAATGTGCGTACATTTCAGAGATGAGCGTCTCCAAATCAACACCTCTATGCTGTTTCATATACTCAGCTTGTGTCCAAAACTTTTCTATTATTTTATCACTTGGAGTGTACATATAGTTTTCTTCTATATCCTTGATAATATTTTTTAGATCGCCTTGCTCTGGGTCTTCGGCTTGTTTTAGTTCTTCAACAATCTGTTCGAGCTTGCTAGGCTGTATTAAGTTTACCCTATACTCTTCTGGAAATCTTACAGGAGTATAAACCATATAATCAAATAAATATCCTTGTTCGTTAATAAACTTTGGTATTTGATGTATATTAAAAGATGTTACTGTCATAGTGTTAATGATTGTAAATCCTTTATCCTTATATTGCTTGAGATTTTCTTCGATTACATTCCATTCGCTTCTTGGACGTTGATAATGCAATACATCTTCTTGCCCGTCAATTGACGTTAGAAAATGCACAGTGTCAAAAGTTTTTAAGAAATCGGTTACTTCGTTGTCATATATACTACCGTTTGTTCTATATTGTATTTTTACATCTTTTGAAAGTTTACTCAAAAAGTCTAAATTTTTCTTTTTATGCAACAACGGTTCTCCGCCGGTGATTTGTACATGACGTAAGTTCGTCATTTGTGGTAGCAAATCTAACAGTTGTGTATCATAAAAATCGTTTATTTCCGAAAGAGGCGTACTCCAGTTTTGTTCTTTTGCGATCAAATGACTCGATCCTGCGCCGCACATCACGCATTTAAAGTTACACAAGTTACTAAACTTAATATACAATGCTTCAACATCAGACGGATCAAATACTTCTTTAACAATACCTTTGTTATTAAATTCTCTAATACTACGCAATCGAGGAGTGTCTATACCTAGCTTTTCTTTTGATACACACATTTTACACAACTCTGGAGTAATACCATTTACAGCATCTTTGCGCATTTGTTTTAGTGTATCGCCGTTTATAAGATCTTTTCCATTATGAATTAATACATGATTTTTAGGATCTAACTTATCAACATGACAACAAGGCATTACCGACCTTGATGGATTTTCTGAAATATTAATGCCGCCTGCTAGCCAACCACACTTAAACATCACACACCACACTTTGCTGTGCAAATACCTAGCAAACTATTTTTAAATGAATGTGGCAAATCTTTTTTAAAAAAGTCATGATTTACAATATCTTTAAACGAATGCTTATGTAAGTTATTAAAATCTTTGCCATACAACTCGATTTTTTCGTCGAGCCATTCAAAATTGCCACGCCATCTGCTGCCTGTATGAAAACTTAAATAGCAACAAGGCCATACTTCACCCATCTGGTTTACTTGTAAATTTTTTTCTTGCTGCCACGGACATGCACTTTTTATTTTTACTAGTTGTTTCTTCTGTTCTGCATTACCAATATATTCTACAGCAGATCGCATAATATCTACTTCTTTAGCAGTAGGTGCAGTAATTGTGCCTGCAGGAAATTCTTTATATTCGTCTGCTTTATTTTCTGTAAAATAACTACGATTTAGTGTAAATGAACAAAACCCTAAACGTTTAGCCATATCACTTGCTTCTTTTAACTGATGTTTGTTATGATCAAATACTATCATTCTCCATCGTGCATCGGCGCCATGGTCCATAAATGTTTTTGCATTAGCCATTACCTGATTAAAGTCGACTCCACGGCGATAGATATGATTAGTATCTTCTAACCCGTCGATACTAAACACAACTTCCGAGTCGTTAAACAACTGGTACACTTTTGCAAGATCTATCCAAAATTGTGTATTCCTAGCTCCACCGTTTGTATGTATTGCTAGTTTTATTTTAGGATGTATTTCATGTAGATAGTATAACATATCAACGATTTCTGGATGACTTGTAAAATCTCCATAGTTTCCATTAAAAGTTATGAGATGCATATTACTATGTTTAGCAAAGTTACAAACTTCTTTCCATATAGACCAAGACATATGCTGCAATTTTAATCTTGGATTTACGGGGCCGCCATTAATATTACGAATACATGAAGGACAAAAACTATTACAGTAACTTGTTACATCTATTTGTATTTGATAAACATCGGTATCATTAATTGTTTGCATTAAAATAACTCCGGTGTTATTAGGTGTTCTAACTTGTTCCAAAGCTCGCTGTTTTTATCCATCCAGTGTTCCTTGCGTAGCTTATTTAACTGTGCATCATTTCTTAAAAACAATCCAAAGTTTCCTGGTTGTTTAATCTCGTGTACAAGTTGTGCAAATATTTTACGATATAACACACTATAGTTTTTTTCAATATTTTGCAAGTATTCTAAAATCCAAGGTTTTACATCTTCGTGCAAGTTACGTGGTTGCATCCACTCCGGTCCATCAACAACCACACATTCATGATACAACTCTTGTTCTATACAAAAATCTAATATTTCATGCACTTTGTTTATATTGTATATACTAAATGCACTGTGTACATTTATATGTTTAAAATGCTGTTTGTACCAAGCAAGATTGTTGTAAACTGTGTTCCAGTTACTATCTTTACGAAGAAACTCATTAAGCTCTCCGTAACTATCAATACTTAAATCAATATGTACTTTTTTACACTGTTGTAATAGTTCAACCAGTTGTTTGTTTGGTAATATACTTACATTTGTTACTAGCAATATAGTCAACTGGCTAAGATTGCACTTGTTGAGTACTTTGATTAGTTTGTCTTGTTCCATCATCGGCTCGCCGCCGAGCACTTTTATAAATCTTAAATCAGATAAATCATAATGGTTAACAATAGTGTTGTCTGTGATAATGCCTTTTGGTATTTTCCATCCAAGTTTTTTAGCATCACTGTACCAATGTGTACTAAGTTCCGGCATACACATTCTACATTTATTATTACACACATTACTAAGAGCTAGATCGATATTTGTAAGTTTTTTTATCTTTCCTCTGCCTTCTTCTTCTGTGGGTAATCCAAAATCTCCTATAAGTCCGGCATTAATGTCAGTACGCATACTCCTAGCACTACTTTTTTCATCATCATAACATTTTTTACAGCCATGAACATACTCATCTTTGGACATTTTTTGTCTAAGATAGTTCATATATTCGTGATTGAACGGATCAGGATGTGCTACATTTAAATCGTCTGGAACTTCTTCTTCTCTAAACACACAACAAGGTCGTATTTGTCCATCAGGACGCATAGCCATGTGATGAAATGGCAATGCACATGCATATTTTGGTACACTAGGCATACCATTTCTCTGATTGCATTGGATCAATACTTAGTTCGTTGATGTTCAAATGACTAGGCTGATCTACCATCCATTTGACATATTCAGCAGCTAGATTGATATCCATAGTTTTTCTATCTGGGTGTTTTTCTTGATTATTGTCTAGTGTTCCAAAACTAATATAGCTTATTTTAGGACCACTTGCCCATACACCTGTAAGTCCTAACGTATTACTATAATCACGCAATGCTTTCTTTTCAGCATTGTATAACCATGCTCCGCCTTTTTTAACTCTATCAGTAGTGCTGCCTATGTTGATAATATGGCATTGATGATTTTCAAGTGTGCATTTTTTATAGACAATATCAAGTAAACTAGTTTGATTGAATCTAAACAAAGCACTACAGTTAATAAACACATCATGTGCTAGTACTGCTTCTGCACAGCGTTCCATGTCTAGTTTTTTACCAAAATCGTAGCCAGTACTTCTACTAATAAACTCTGCATCAGGATAAATCTTTGCTAATGCTCCAGCTACACCGGTGTCTTTGTTACCCGTTATGATCATCTAATACTCCTATATCTATGTGGTTGTTTAGCACGTTTAATAGTTTATCTGTTTGCATACTCTTAGGAGCACATAGACCGCAACCACATGTCTGTTTTGGACAAACAATAGTAGGCATAGTACCAGATTGCATTTGTTTTCTTAAATCGTCAACTAACTTTTTACCTTCACTTATTTTTCCTATTGCGCCTCTTGTGCCATTAAACTTTGCTTGACAGGTTTGATGATGAAACACTTGATCGGTTTGCTGTTCTAAGTGTAAGAAAAACCAGTTAACACTACACTTCCATCCTTTAAACTCTCTAAAATCTACAAATGTACTCTTACGTTTTTCTGTACCGTTGTGAAGCATCATATCTCTACTGCCGCAACAAGGACGTCCTATACTACTTCCTAGTTTTTTTGCATTTTTTACAACATCACCTACTGCACTACTAGCATACAATGCATCATTCTTTTGTTTCCAATAGTTTTTCATCCACGCAAGTTGTTCTTCATTATATTGATGAGCAAAGCTAGGTTTGCTATCAGGCTCTTCGCCGATAACCCGCGGAACAAAATCAACACCGTGTTGCAGTAAAAACTCACATAGTTCTTTACACTCGTCAAAATATTCTGCATGAAACATAACATTTACACTAACTGTACACCCATACATATCGCCCTGATAGTGTAGTTGTAGTATTCTGTCTTTTACTTGTTGTTTGAGTTTACTATCACTTTCACTGTGATAGCTAATAGTGGCATGACAAAAGTTTTCCATTATTGCTTGGCCCATTTTTTCACTAAATGCACCATTGCTTGTAAGGGCAAAATCAGCTTCCCACTTGTCTTGATATTTTGCTTCGTATGCTTCTTTTAAATATTTTGCAAACGGAATAAAGTGCGGATTTACCGTAGGTTCACCGCCTGTAAATCCTACATTTGCTTCCTTGAAGTTACGATGTTCCATGTACACGTCAATGTATTCAAACAAGAAATCTACGTTGGCTTTTAGTTCATCCAACGTAGCATGTTTACTAAAGTTGTCATGTCTGTGTATTGGGCAATAACTACAGTCATAGTTGCACCGTCTTCCAAGATCCCATGTCACTTGAAACAACTTTCCAGTTAACAAATCAATAGTATCAAAACTCATTTATTTCCTCAATGACAGATTTTACTTGCTTATCTGCCCAATCTCTTTCTTCGCACCACCAGCACTGTTTACATTCTGGAATATACATTCCTGCATTATAATCTCTAAAATGGCCGCATGCCTCTTTTATACTTTCCATATGATTTATATCACCTTCACAACTACGTGTTGTGTCATACAAATCTAAAATATTTCGTATATGATACTGTGCTACAATCCAGTCTTTTTTTACAAATCTAAAAGGATGTACAAACGTTGATTTTACTTTACCGCTGTAAAACCACACGTCGGACGTTACGCCATCCTCTGCATCTTTGTCTCTATTGGTCATGCGGTCTTCACGCAAATCGTCTGGGTTTTTACTAGTAGCATTGTACACTGCATCTAGTTTATATTCCCAAGCAGCAAACTTATTGTAACTTCCTACTATGATCTGATCGCCACTTTTGCCGTTGATACTTGCTCCTATTACACCGTGTTCTATTTCAGGTGGAATATATGTTGTATATCTATTCTCAATAATATATGGAAACATATCTTTTAGTTTGTTGAATACTTGTAAACTAATATATCCTTGCCATGGTCTTGTTTCCCAACAACGTTGATATGTAATCACATCTACTTTTGTATCTAGATTATTACGTTGTATGATTGTACACAACAGATATGTCAGCAATGCACTATCAGCACCACCTGAAAGATTGATGCCAATACGCTGCCATCTTGTATCAAAAGGAATAGTCAACTTACTAAAAGTTGTAAGCAGTATGTCATTTGAAATATTTTTGTATAAAGAATTGTTTGTATTAAACATTTCGTATAACTTCTCCGTTTACAAACTTGTAGTTTTTAATATGTTGATTAAAATCTTGCTTCCATATTTTATCTGTTTTTTCAATATACTTCATAAAAGCAGTCCAATCAGATTTTTTTGCATCGTAGTTTAAAATGTATTTTCTTATATATTCTAAACCTGCTACTGCACTATTGATATCTTGCCACATATCGTAAGGCTGTTCTATTCCTACTTGGAAGTGACTTTTTAATATCCTAGACGACTCTATGTTCTCTCTTCTTTTTTTATCTACACCAAATATAGCATTACGTGTTTCTTCGATATCGTTTAATACCGAACTTCTATGTTTCAATAACATTACACTTGGATTTAGATAATCAGGTGTATACACTATACTAACATTGATATAGTTAATGTCAAGTTCTAAAAAACTAAGCATCGCATCTTTTATTTCCATAAGTTGATATGTTCCTGTAGTGTAAACTATATTAATCTCGCAATGATTATTGTCAGCTTGTTTAAAATGATTTATATTTTCTTTTAGCTTTTGCCAATCGCCTTGTCTAAAGTAAGGATATAATCTAGGACCAGCATCTACGCTTATTTGAATGTTTACATCACCAAACAAGTTTAATAACCTACTTAACTCAACTGCATCAAAATCTGCATTAAAGTTACTATGGAAAATGATTTTCATATTTTCAGCATTAGGATGTTCAGATAGTTTGCTGAGTGTTGGAAAGAACTGTTTTTGATACAACACTTCGCCGCCGGCAAAATCTACTCTTTCGAGGTTTGGAAAGTTGGTGTTGAGATCTTCGACTATTTCTAAAGCACGAGCTGTACTAATACTTATAGTATAATCATCATCTGCATCTTGTCGATGCATTTGTCCAGTTAGCTGTATTAGATTGTGTTTATAATCTTCATCGTCAGGTGTGTATTTTTTTAGCTTGGACATCCAGCCGCTGCTGAATACTTGACTACAATGCAAACAGCTCATATTACAACTATGGCTAAAACGCATCTCGATTGTTTTTAATCCTTCAAATGCTGTTTCTCCGGTTTCGTTATTATAATATTGCAAATCAACATCTTGCTCTTGACGCATACTCTTGCCTGCGTTTGCTTGTTCAACATGTTCACACATATTGCAGCCTTTGCACCAAGTTCCGCTCATTAGTTTTTTACGATGATTTTTAAAGTTTTCATTATTAAAAAACTTGCTTGGTAGGTACTCATCATCAAGCATTTGAAACTTTTCGTGTTGTGTAGGACAACTCGTTGCAAATCCATTTTTAAAGTTGATTCCGCCTACAGCATAATAACAATCTAAACTAGCCAAAGATTTTCTCCCATAAACTTTGTTTTTGTTTTGGTATATCTAATAAAAATCCGCTGACATTGTCCTTTCCCCATTGTTTTTCCTGACAGAAAAAACAAGTTCCGCATTCTGGAGGATATTTAGTTTTGTAATCTTCTTTAATATCAACTATGCCAGCTTCACAACTTCGTGTTAACTTTAATAAATCATCTAACTTATAGTTAACATACTGTGCCATTGTATAGTTTTTTCTTAGAAGCCCAAAAGGATTAATACAAGATCCTGTAATAACCCAATCCCAGTTATCCTTAACAACTTTTTCATTTCGAAATTCAGGTGCTTGATTGTTATCCAAAGGAGGATTCATAGTGGTTCCGCTGTATACCCATTCGTAGTTATAAGATTTTATTAAATATTCTTGATAACCGTGTGTTATTAACACATCGCATTTTGCCATTGGTGGCAATGTCAAGTTGGGTAGATTTAGATTTTTTAAAGGCACTGTTTCAAATTCGTGTGGCAAGAATCCCCAATGCTGCATACCAATGATATTTGGAAACTGTTTTTTTAAATATTTAAAAGCATCTTCTGCCATTGGTTTTAGCCAAGGCTTTTGTTCCCAGAAACGTACCATTGTGTATACATCTATTTTTGTTTTGAGTTTTTCTCTTTTAATAAGTGTACACAACATGTAAAGTAATAGACTGCTGTCGGCACCTCCACTAAATGCTACTAATATTTTTTTTGCATGTTTATCAAGATGTATAGGCAGGTTGTTTATTCTATAAACAGTGGGATATCTTCGAGTATAGTTCTTTTTTTCAAACTGATCGACAAAATTTCGTTTTTTATAATGTAGTTCTAAATAGTCTAAGTACTTAGTATCATCCATCAAAAATATCTTTCATCTCAGGAAATGTTTCAGCAAAGGTAATACCACGTTGTTTGTCGCATAGGTTTATAAACTCTTGCATTTCCGGCAAGCGTCTACTCCAGTCTTCTGATTCCATAAACTGTAGCATACCGTTAAGACGTTTAATACCATAAGGGGCGGCGTCAAACATTGCTTTGGTTACTTTACCTTTGTGCCAACTAGGAATACCTAGTTCCCAGTTTTCTTCCCACCATGGATAAAACTCTTCATACTTTTTACGTACTTCTGCTTTAAACCATTCTGGCAGCACTTTAACATTCAAGTGCGGAGGATGGTAAACAAAGTGGTAGTTTACTCCGCCTGCGCCAAAGGGCCACATGTTGATCTTTTTAAATCTTTTCTCTAGTTTCCACTTGATAAAATCTGGTATGTAGTATATGTTTAGTGCTTGTACTGCACATGCTACAGTTATTTCTACATTGTTACTGGTTTCGTTATCTAATATATGAAATACTTCTTCCTGACGTTTCCATTCACTTGGATAACGAATATAATCATTCATTTCATGTATGCTATCTATCGAATAGTGGAAGCGCACCAGTTTGAATTCTCGCCATAGATCAAATAAATCTTCTCTCCATTCGACTCCATTACTGTTATAACGTAGTTCGAGATCTTTTGCATAGCCCATTTTAATCGCATGTTCAAGTATTTCATAATGTTCCTCAATGATAAGACTTTCGCCGCCGGCAAAGTATATTTGTTGCATACTTGGCATTTGTTCGTAAAACTGTTTCCAAAATACTGGATTTTGTTTATGCCAGTTGTAGCTACTGCCGTTTGTACTGCCTTTGTCTTGCCACTGCATTGTTTCTTTGAGTGACTCATTCTTAACACCTGGAAAGATTGCCTTGTAATCTTTGATCCAACCACTACTATCGTGTGGTGAACACATTACACATGCCAACTGACACTTGGTGCCGAAGCGTAAGTCAATGTATGCTAGGTTAGGAGGCACTTCGCCGTCTTCTGTTGTATCGGCTATCAGTTTGTCAACATCAGTACGCTGACTCCAGTATGCTGTTTCCCACATACGTTTACTATTGTGTCCTGCTGCTTCTTCTCTATAGCACTTCAAACAACTAGGAGGCTTTTCACCGTTCATCATTTGCTTGCGTACATTTTTCATGTATTCACTATTCCAAGCAGTTTGAAAATCAGTCACGTTTAAGTTGTTTGGCTTTCCGTCATCGGTTTTAAGAATACCAACTTGTCCGCCATGTTCTTTATCGTTGGTGGCGCCTACACTACTAGCGTTTGCTGTACAGCATACTCGCATACTACCATCTGGTCTTGTACTAAGGTGTACCCATGGAAGGATACAAAATGTGTCACTTACTTTGCTCATACTGTACTTATACCTTTATCTGCGTAGTTTATTTCATTATGATATGCTTTATTTTTTGCACATGTTCTAATACATCTACTAAGATGTAATGGATGACTTGGTTGCCAACTTGCTGTTAATAGATCTTTATACCAAGGATGTTGCATTACTTCTTCCTTGGTGTGTAACAGTAAACTATTCCACCCAGGTTCAAATCTGTTTAGTTTCTGCATTATACCTTCTCTGTTTTTAAATGCACTATCCCATAAAAAACAACACGGCCACATAGTCTGATCACTTGCTATAAATATTTCACCTTCGTGGATATACTTACATATAATACTATCAACTACTTCTTTAGTTTTTTTGGCATCAGCTTTATGAGATTTATACTCAGTAATAAACTTATCTAAATCTTTCATTATATCTTTTTTACTATGCTCTTTACTTCCTGTAGTTGTAATAACTTTTTGTTCCGTTTGTTTTTTAGTTTTTATTTTTGCAACCCAATCGTGATAACTATTACGCATTCCAGTACGTGTAGCAAAATCAAATCCTAGTACTGCGGCATGTGCTCTAGCAGTAACTAACTCTTGCTCATTGTGATCAAAAATAATATAAATCCATGTAGCATGACGTTCTGGTGCTGCTTCAGAAAATGCTATAATATTGCGTTCTACAACACTCCATTTGGTGTTTACTCTATATATGTGATTGGTGTTTTTGTGGCCGTCAATACAAAAATGTATATGCAACTTTCCAATATACATTGATGCAAGTTCGCCTAGTTGTTTCCACCACGCTGCATTATTATATCCACCATTGGTACTATATTCACAATAAGCACCTTGACTAAGAAGGTACTCTGTCATAGCCAAACAATCAGGATTGGTAATAGGATCTCCAAGCACACCACAAAACTTGAACTCTACTCCATTGTAATCTGCAGGTGGAAATATTCGCTGCAGATCTTGCAGTGAAAAACTGTTTATTCTCAGCAAATCACTATTAAGTGTTCTAGCACAACCCGGACAAGCTGCATTACAATCACTGGTTATTTCTAGTTCAACTTTTTTAATCATATTAGTTCTGCTAACTCTGGAAAGGTTTCTACAAAGTTAGTATTCCTTTTTTGGTCCCACATCTCTATTGTTTTTTTAAAGTTACGGTGAAGATTAGGATTATCATCACGTATATTTAGATAATCAAATAATCGATGATTTTTTTGTAGTTTGTATAACTTTGAATTTGCAAACATCATTTGCTGATCATTTAGTAGCACCGGAGTGTATGCTGTTGGCCCGTGCCATGGTAACAAAATCCAATTGTCCATATCAATATCATTGTCAATATACCATTCTTCTAGTGTATCTATAGTTAGTGCATTAAACAAACTATAACTTGTTTGTACGTGTACTTTTGCAACTTGTTTTATTCTGTTGTAGTTTTTTAACCATTTTTCTTCTACCAGCGGATATCTAATATATGTACCACGCTTGCCAAAATGATCATGACTAAATGTGATATCAAAATTTGTAAACTTTGACAGATAATCATTTACAATATCTTTGCCTTTGTATGTACTTACACTGCCATTTGTATGCGATGTAATGTGTATGTCAAATATTTTGTTATCAATCAATACATCAAATAGTTTGTAGTATTGTTCTTGCATAAAGGGCTCACCTCCGTTACAATGTATTGATTGTATTGTATCCGCATGTTCTAAAATGTATTCAATAATAGGATCTATATTATTACTCCATTCGCTAGATACATTAGTATGTCGTATATTTAAATCTCTTTGTATTTCTATATCAGTATAGTTTTTTGCCCATGTACTACTAAGTTCAGATTCGCATCCTAGACATGCAAAGTTACAGTTATTACTTACAAGTAAATCAACAAAAATAGGTTTTTGTTCTGATAAATCAGCACTCATTACCTGTTTACTATAATGCATTGCCTTGTATGCATTTTCATTTGAAAACATTTGTACATTATGTATGCTGCCGGTTTGATTATAAAACTTGCTGCAAGACTGGCAACTATTTTTAGGATAGTTTCCTTCTAAAAAATCCTGGCGAGTAAGTTTTGCAGATTTGCTGTTGTAAACATTTTCAATAGAACTGTAGTTATAGTTGCCAAAACTACTAGTAGATGCGCAACACGGTTTTACAATACCATCTCTTCCAAAATATATTTGGTTAAACGGTGCATAACAAAATGTTTTATTTTTCCAATACGGCGTCATTTAAACTGCTCTGCAAATGGGTCAAACTCTTTGCCACATTTCATGCTGCATACTTTTAGTTTTCCATCAGCTATACTTTTCTTATCCCAACTATTTTGTATATTATCAAAAATGCCTGTTTCAAATACTGCACGTAATCCATGTTTTTTAGCACTAATAGCATCTTTGCCTCCAGCTGCATCAACAAAATCCCATACTTGTTCTTGCTTAGGATCTTTGTGCCACCATTTGTACATACGTCCAGCAGTCCAACAACACGGCATAGCAAGTCCTTCTGCTGTAATAAACAAGTTGCCTTCGTCTTTTACTTTACAATGTATAGCAGCACGATCATAATAAGTATCCATACTTCCGTGTTTTTCTTTTACTTTGTCGTATGTTTCGAGTGCCTTGTTTAAATACTTGGCATCGGGTTTTTTAAGTTTGGCAGTTTGTTCACCTTTGCGATTTACTGCTTGATGTGATTCTTTCTTTTCACTTTGTGCTGTTACAAATCTGCCAGTTTTCTTCTTAACAAATCTTTCGCATCCCCATGTATTTGCAAGTGCTTCAGCTTCTTCAACTTGGTGTTGATTGTGTTCAAAAATTAAAAAGTCCCAACGTGCTCTGCCACCTGCTGCAATAAACGCTCGCATGTTGCGTTCTACATTATCCCATACAACGCCTTGACGATACAGGTGATTAGTATCCCTTAAACCATCAACACTAAAAATAACAGCACCCATCCGGCCAATAACATTAGCCAACTCACTCCACCATTCAACACTTTTTGCTCCTGCATTTGTATTCATACTGAGCCACATTTTATCATTGTGTTCACGGAAGTACTTGAATATTTCTAGTGTATCTCGTGCTACAATAGGATCGCCCAAGTTACCGCACATATACATAGTGTTCAGTTGTGCAATAAACTCTGGTTCAAAGATGCGTTTACAATCATCTAGTGTAAGTTCGCTCAAATCAATATGCGGATTTAATGCTCCGCCGTTTTGATTTCTATCACACATAGGGCAACTGGCTTGACAGTTTTGTGTGTTTTCTAAATGTATTGTTTTTATATTTTCGTACTTATACATCCATTATCAACTTTACATCTTTACCAGGACCAACCTTACTGGGTAGGTCGCCATACTGTTCAACATACCATTCAATAACAGCCTTGTACCAGTTTTGACTGTTGTGATGTGCTTTCTTATTAAACTGCCAAATATTATTGTTAGTTGCTTGTATTGTACTTAGAGCTCTTGCACTTTCTTTTTGTAGCTCACGTACACTTAAATCACTTATATCCAATTCGCATAAACCTTTTGTATTTTTCTAGTTCTAGTTCGCCACTGTACAGCTCTTCGCCGAGATATACTTGTTTTGTAAAACTTTCAAGTGTTTCATGACAGTTAACATGTTCGTTGATTTCAAAATAGTTATTACTTTGCATTATTACTAAACTTCCGTATGTTATGCTGTCATACCAACTATCAAAGTTATTTATATGTTCGCAACTTGTGTTAATAACAGTATCTGGTACTGTCCACAATCTCTGAGTTGTACCGTCTGTTTTGTTTACATCGTATATATGTTCGTCAAATCTTATTTCGTGTATGTCTTCAGTGCTGGCTTTAAATTTCCAGTTATCAGTAACCCAAGGTTTGTTAAATATTTCGGCTATTTTCCAAACATCTGGATCTACATCAAAACTCCGAATAAAATCTATTTTTATATCACTTTCAAATAACATAGTAGCAAGAGTAGCATACCACCCTGCACATAAAAATACTTTACCTAGTTCAACATTACATTTTTTAAGCTCATCTACTAGCCAAAGTTTACTTTGTAGCTGTCCTCTACTAAAACAATCTTCGTCTATTTGAACATTGTTAGTCTCAAAGTTTTTAAATGCATCAACAAAATGTGTACTATCTCTATCTTTTAAGAGTCTAAGTATACTCCATATATTGTCATCCATCGTAGCTTTTCTTAAATCTTCGTTGCCTACTAATCTAAAAATACTATGCATGTTGTCGTCGACGACTGCTTTTCTTAAATCATCGTTTCCTGGCAGTAATCTAAATAAACTATGTAAGTTTTTTTCTAAGACTGCCTTGCGTAAGTCTTCAGCTTCACCAATTATACGTTTGTTATCTATACAACGAAAAATACTATGAATGTTTTTTGTTAAAATAGCACTACGCAAATCTTCATCTGATGTAAACTCTAATATAGCACTTATATCATTATCAATGTATACACGGCGTAAGTTTTCAAAATATTCATCTTGCGGATTTAGTATTTCAAATCTGTCTAAAAGTTTATATATTTCCATCAAACTTTTCCTTTAACCAATCAAAATCATTGATAGCTTTTAATGCTTGGCTATCACCTTTGTTGCGAGTGCCGTAAGCTGTGCCTGCTTTGGCTCCTTGCAGTGCATCCTTTCCAAACGGAGTATCGGGTATCATATGCATACACCAAGTCCTCAAACGTTCATTAGTTTCTTGACTTTTTTGTCTATCAATAATCTTACTCGATAGTTTTGCACATTCTCTAAATGCACTTTTCCACGCATTAAACGCATCAGTGTTAAATGCTGTAATATTTGAAACACTTGGCATAGCTACAAACTTATCACTAATACTTGTGGTCATATCAGGCTTACTAATATCCATGTTAAGTGTTTCGTGTCTTGGAAATAACTTAATACCGCCATACCCATAAACTAATCCGTTTACTGGATTTTTACTACGCCATACATGCACATGATTATATTGCCAAGCTGGAACTTGCCAATCAAAGTTAAAATCGTCAACAACTACAGCATCGCCATCAACTATATAAAGCATAGGTGTATTGCATACCTTTGCTGCTTCGATATGTGCCTGATGTATTCCTTTGACACCATGTACTCTATGTATTACTCTATCTGGAAATCTAGTTTTTAGATTTTCAAAGTTTTCATCTGCATTTGGTTCTTGATAACTAATAAAAACAATATCGTAAGGGTTAGGTGTACTTGCTTGTATATCTACTTCTTTTTTGTTAGCAATAAATTTAAAGTGCCATTCACGTTTACTGATTTTAGCATATTTACTGCAAAGTATAATACCATCATGAAACTTGCCATTTAGAAATACATGATTAATACGTCTATCAAAACTATTAGAATGTTCAAAATAATCATCAAACATAAAATCTTTACAAACTGTTACCGTTGGGGGAATAATATAAAACATTTCAGTTGTACTAGTTTCTAATGCGTTTATATATTCTTCATATGTATCAACAACATTAAATATATTGTACTTACCAGCAACACTTGTAACTATATCGTGTTCTTTTCGATTTACAGGAAATCTATATTCTACTTCTCGTTTACTTAACGGAACGTGTTTGCTGCATAAAAATAAACCATTGTACAAATCTTCGCCGTCTACTTGATGTATAAATGCATGGTTTTGTTTTCTATCAATCTGTTCGTGATGTGATATGTAGAACGTGTCAACAAACTCTGTATCAATACTAATATTAGCAGTACTCATCCAAAACATATCAGTTGTGCTAGTTTCTAATGCGTTTAAGTATTCTTTATATGTATCAATGTTGAATATATCATACGGAGCAGGCACACTTGCTTGTATATCTACTTCTTTTTTGTTAACAAAAAATCTATGCTGCAACTCTCTGTCTGATATTGTTGCATTTTTAGGTATTAGCGAAACACCATCATAAAACTCATTATTTTTAAATACATGAACATAATCAGTGCTCCATGCATCTGGTTCGTAATCAAAGTTAAAATCATTGTTTATTACAATGTCAGGCCACACTACCCAGAACATTTTTGTAATACAAATACGCTTTGCATCTTCAAGAGTATCTGCATTTTTTAAAAGAGGAAATCTTTGTTTTACAGAGTTCCACTGTTTGTTTTTTTCGCCAATAAAGATTATATCATACATATAACTAGTTATAACATATTTTAATCAACAAGTCAAGAACAGAATGTGATAAATACTAGAGAAGAGGAACCAACAAAAATGACCGATTTTATACCAGGTGAAGCATACCGACTAGATATTATTACAGCAGACGAAACAGTTATTGTTGATAGCTGGCAGGGACAGATTAAAGCCAGTGTTGTTGATGTTGACGGTATTATATTAGTTGATGTTGAAACTGGAAACTTGTATGGTTCTTTGATTGGAACCATTGAAGATACAGAAGGTAATACTATTTTATCTTCCACAGGCAATCTAACTGGTAGTGTTACTGGTAGTGTATACGACGACAACGAGGGGTTAGCATTTGATGGTGATACTGGATTGGTTATTGCTGATGTTGTCGGAAACATTGTAGATAGCAATGGCGAAGCTATTGTTAATACTGGAGCAAGATCTATTAATGCCGACAGTATTACTGGATCGTTTTACGGTGAGCTTACAGGAAGTATAACTGCTGATAGTGTAATATACGGTACATTTAACGGTGACTTTAATGGTACTAGCTACGGAGATTTTTTCGGTGATACTACAGGTACACATACTGGTGAAGTAATAGGCGGAGTAACTGGAGACGTAACAGGCAATGTTACAGGAAATCTTACTGGAGAGTTACTTGCTATACAGCCAGGCGATGATATTGCTACACGACTAACTGGACACAACAATACTGGTGGATACGATCAATGGGAGTTTTACGGTGGACTTGCTCATCCTGTTTATCCTGAAGATGATGCAGTTGCAAGAGGTCCTATAGTTAATATTGGAGCAACTAGAGCTGACACAGAAGTAAGAGCCAACTTAAATCATTACGATGGCACACCGGTAATGAGATTGTCCTTGGAAAGCTCGCCAACTTACAAAGCTGATTTTATGGGAAGACTTGTTGGAGCAGTTGCATATGACACACAAGGCGAAGATGGATTTATTAATATTGTATCAGGTTCAAGCAATGGAACACTTATTAGTGGCGTAAATGATAAGGTAAACATTGGTAATGAAAATGACGAAGTAAATATTATTGCTGATAGTTTAAGTATACAAACTGACTCGATTGACTCTCTTGCACACAGAGGCGAAGGCAATTCTAAAACATCATTATTAAACAATGACGAACTATTAAGTATCGAAAGCTGGGGATACAACGGTACTGAATACAAACGTGGTGGGCTTTTTGGATTTAAAGTTGACGGGACACCGGCTGCAACTGGAAATACTATGCCGTCAAGTTTTGGTATACAACTAAGTTCAGCGTCTAATACACATGTTACAAATACAGAAAATAGACTAGAGTTCAACAACAAGGGCGTATTAGAAGTTCCAGTATTTAAAGCTAGAGGTACTACATTTGCTGACAGAGATAGTATGACAGCAGAAGCAGGTATGATATTGTTTAACACTAGTAATAACAAGTTCCAAGGATATACCGGAACAACATGGGTTGACTTACACTAAAAAATATGCTATAATGATAACATATTAAAAAGTCTTCAAAGGAGAGTAAAGTATGTTATTTGATTGGAAACATTTAAAAAAAGCAAATACTAACTATTTTACACATTGTTTTATAGCAATATGTTATAGTTTTTTGGGACTTGGTATTTTTATAATGGGCATATTACACGCATTTTTTCCTTTTATGTTTGGATTTACACCTTACAAGATTGCTAAAAAAATCACCGACGGTACTGAAAAAAACTTTCCTGCTTGTATCAACGAGAAATAAATGAAAATTTTTATAGACGGTGAACAAATATCCGAACAATGGATAAGCGATTACACACTAAGTAATCCTGTGAATTGTTACAGTAACAACCCAGACTGGGAACAGAACGTTCTTAAACTATTACACAACTGGTATTGGCAAAATGGATATAGCTATGGCTATAGAGGTGATCAGTTTCTTAATCTAAGTACTAGCGGTACAACCGGATTTCCGCAGAACATTGGACATACCAAAGAAACCATAGAACAAGTTGTAGATGCAAATATTAAAACACTAGGGTTAGATAAAAATAGTAAAATACTCAGTTACTATTCTCCTCGCGGTATTGCGTTTAGTGTGCTAAGTGTATACCTTGCATTAAAACTAGATTGCGAACTATACATCGAAACATTCAAAGGCATTGACTATGTAAATCGTGTACACGAAATACGTCCGACACATACATTATTATTACCCAATGTTTGGAAAGTATTACACAAACACGATAGATGGAAGACACTAGATTATAGTAGTTTAGAAACTGTTATTACAGGAAGTGATTTTACACCAACAGGTATGCTGGACGAGCTACGTGAGCATAATCCAGGAAAAGTATACAATGTATACGGTAGTACTGAAGTACCTCCTATGGTGTTGTACAGCGAAGAAGAAAATACATATACTATAGATAGTATTACTCCGGGTGCAGAAGTTGATATTATAAACGGGCAGATTGCTTGCAAATGGAGTAGTCAATCTAACATATGGATTAGTGGTGACTGTGTTAACGGTGACAGAAATAGATTTACAATTAACGGACGCAAACACAATATGTTTAAACAAAATACTATCAGAGTATACCCTGAACAAATAGAAAAAGCGGCCGTTGCAGCTGGTGCAGAACTTGCATTATGCCAACAAATTAAAAATCAGTGTATATTATATTATACAGGCAATATAAAAGATATGGCAAATTTTGTAGAACAACATCGATATATTCCAAGATTTAGACTTCGGGCAGTAGATAAAATAGAAGTAGATAATAATCTAAAAAAGATTATAAGGACGCAAACATTTGTATAAACTAGAAATGTATAATGGTACACAAGATCTAACAGATTTTTATAAAGGTGCTGCTGCTAAAGGGTTTTATAACAATCATAATAAAACTGTGTTAATAGATTATATTAACAAACACGAAAATGCAAACTTATTTTTATTATACTATGGAGATAATATTGTAGGCACTAGTGTGAGCCATAGTTTGCAACAGTTAGGCATACTAGGAAAAAATGCACATAGAATAAGTGCTAGAACATGTGTATTAAATGATATAGTTGACGGGGAACGTGCCCATGCTGTACACAACTATCGACACTCTCCTATGAATCATTGGACTAGTCAAATGCTTACGCCTGTGTGTATGCACTATGTTGGATTAGAAAATCCTCAATATATTAGTACAAATACATTAGAAACTGGAAGTCAAAGTAAAGTACATCGCATATGGTCAAAGATTATGCACAACCAAGGATATTTAAAAGATCCTATAGAGTTAGAGTACAAAGGAACATTTCAAACATTTTGGAAAGTTGACGTTGATTTTTATATGAAAAAACTAGAAGAAAATATGTGGCCTGAAACTAAACAAGCACTAGACGTATTTCTTACAAAGTTCAAAAAAGTCTGACATCTCTGGAAACACTTGTTCGTGATCGACATTACGTCTACGCCCTTGTTCTTCAAAGAAGTTGTGGAAGTCTCTACGTCCTTGAATAACTTTATCTAGTGGATATTCTGTAGATTCCATGTAATCAACTACACGACGAAACTTTTCATACTCGATAGTGCTAAATGCATCCTTGCGATTATCATCTGTGTTCTCTTTGATAAACTGCAAATGGTCGTGCATATAACTCATGTAGTTTTTAGGCAGGATATTGATATCATACTGTAGAGGTTCTTTGAGATGCGGAGTATCAAACCCTAGTCGTTGCCATCTGTGCGTTTCTACATCATTGTATTTTTTACGCCATTCAAGAATCTTTTCAAGCAATGTGCGGAATGTAGTGACACTGAAAATATTAAATGTAATCATAATAACCATTGGTGCTTCACAGTTGCGCATAAAGTAATCTAAGTTGCGTTCAAACACTTCAATGTCTAACCCATCACGAATATACTCTGCACGTTTGCCCCAAGTGTCAATACTTGTAAACATTTTAAAACGTCTAATCTTGTTGTTTGTCAACAAGTCATTCACACGGTTTGTAAACTTTTCCAACTGCTTTGGCTTGCCACCTAAGTTGCTGTTGCAGTTTAGTTCTAACTCTGGTTTAGGATCTGCATCCAGCATATCAAACAACTTGTATGTGCTTTGTTGTATTGTAGGCTCACCGCCTGTAATACGCAAAATATGCAAGTCCTTACTAAGCTCTGGCCACCATTTCCAAAATGCATCTAAATACGGATTGCTTTGTTCTTCAAATATTTCAAACCAGTCAATATCGCATCTGTGATTCTTTACGTTTGTATAAGGACCGTGTTGCTTGATCTCTTGATGATATCTACTGCTGGCTTTTGGATGACAATATCCACAACGGAAGTTGCACTCATTACCAAACGAAACTTCCAAGTATTCTGGATTAACATCAAACTCAGCACCGCCTTCTTTGACAGCTTTCAAGCGTTCTTTGAAAAAGATAGTTTGATTGCGTTGTTTTCTATCACTAACATAGTCTTTGCCCATTGCTTCAATCTTCCAGCAATAGTTGCATCCACTAGGTTGTTCACCTTTCATCATAGCAGCACGTTCTGCTTTCTTTTGTGCTGTATTGTGTATAGCACTAGGATTCTCTAATAGCGGTGCTGCGTCAATCTTGTGAGGAGCAGGATGATAACAACTATGTGTTTCACCTGTCTGAAAATAGATGTTTGCATGATACCACTTGGCAAAGCAAAACGTAGGAGATATTTCCTGCGTAATCTTATCGATACGCTTGATTTCTTCGCTTTCGCTGCGTTCCATTATTGTTCTCTATCTAAGAATTGTTTGCTGTTATCACGTGCCGGATTTTTGTATACTGTTTTAAAAAATAGACTTTGATTTCCATCAAGTGGTTCAGCAGCAATAGGCAACTCAAGTTCGTCTATCAGTGAATACCCAAGTCCAACAGTTTCTATTTCCATATGGTCTTCATCCATATCTTTGCTATCCCAATACTCATTGAGCCAATCAAAATCACGTACATTTACAAAGTCCCAGTCTGTACACATTGTCTTGTACAATCCTTCTCGTGCGCCGTAGATAGCCCAACGGCCGTTCTCAACATCTGCACCAATCATTAGCCAGATGTACAAACGGTGCAAGTTCTTCCAGTGATTTTTATGAAAGTCCTCTACACTAACACGCATGCCTTGATCCAGTGCCATTTTAACACCTTCTCTAAATCCAGCACGCCATGCTTGATGCGGTGTAGCATTATTCATAATAGTACTGTATGTACCATTCATTTGTATGTACTGTGTATCCCAACAGAAATCTACTTGTGCATGTGGATTATCGTTGGGTGCATTTTCGTGTGTACGCATGTTTAATACATGTTGTTTGGGCCAGCACTTAATGCCGCCATTTCCGTATGTAAGATTATTGATACTATTAAGTGCAGTCCAACTAATAACTTTATTAGTCAAATCTGTATTTTCATCAAAGTCCATTGTTTGCGACAAAAACTTTTCATCAATAATATTGTCGCCGTCTATTGTAATAAACCTATCAGTAGTTGATTTGTTAGCGGCTGCTTTGTGTGCGCTATCACTGCCTTTTACACCATGCACACGCTCTGCCCACGGAACTTTCTTACACAAGTCTGCATAGTTTTGTTCTGCATTAGGCTCGTCGTATGACAAATATATAATATCGCAATCAATAACTCTAAATGTGTTAGCCATTTATTTCCTCATAATGATAAGTATCAAACCTACGCATAGTATATACTGAAACTTCTTCGTTGTCAAACTCAAAATCATTTTCAAACGCTACTTCATCTCCGTTATTAAAACGTATTAATCGATACAATACATTTGGGTCATCTTTTTTTGTTATACTAAAGTAGTAGTTTGAAAGATCGATTGTAACTTTTTTATCATTTAAATCTTCTATAAAACCAGGATCAGCAGATATTTTCCAAACATGTTTTACATTATCTTTAGTTAATACTATTTGTTTGTTATTAGGTACAGTTCTAGGAATCTGATATAGAAAACACCACATCAGCTTGTCCTCGTCGACTTGTGTCTGGTTTTTAATATAATATTTTTTATCTATAAAATCATATTCAACCTTGTAGTCTAATAAACTCCAATGTCCTTCTATAAACTTCTTAACATCTTCAAAGTCGCACTCAAGAAACTTAAATCTGTCATCAGATTCTTTTGAGATTTTATAAATATTTCCATCGTCATCAAAACATACAAATCGTTTCATATTATATTCCTAAACATTTTTCATATTTTTTCATTAAACTATTATTTAAGAAATCTTTTTCAGTGTAATGAAAAATGCCCGATTGCTGATGATTTCCTATTTTTAGCCTCATATCACTGTCAAAATAAACACCAACTCTATCTTGCCAACGATATGCAAAGTTAATGTCCCAACCTTGAATCTTTGGTTTCATATGTGTAAATGTAGGATTCTTAACTTTATTGTTTGTAATCAAATGTTCAATGTCCATTATTTTACAAGCAACTGCTGCGCTAACATCCATGCTTGGACGCAATGCAAACTTTTTTCCAGAACTAGCTGATTTATAAAACTGTTCCCAGTTGTTTGTTATCATTTCAAGCCAAGTATAAAATTCATGTGCTAAGTCAGATTTCTTAAACCAATGGAGGCCACTATACAAGTTTGGAAGATTGTATTTTTTGAACGCTTTACGATAATAGTTGTCATCTACTAGTTCTCCACGGTATGTATACACATTGCTAGTGTAAAATAAATCATAGTTTCTTAAGAAATCAAACCAACTACTAATGTCTTCAAGTATTAACATATCTGTATCTATCACCGCAGTTTCGTTATACGGAATAGCATGATATATTTTCCAACGATTGCTGATTTTCCAATCTTCATCCTTGGCATGATCTCCCCACGGTATTTCAACGATATGATCAAACAAATGTTTGTATTTTGTAGGCACACTTTCATTAGTGATAAGACAAATACTAACATCTTTGTTTGTAGCATGAATACTCATTGCTGCTAAACATGCTTGTCTAACATAATCAAAACCACTGTTTTGTGCCAGCATTGTAAAGTTATTGGTCAATAATTCTCTCCAAACTAAACTTGTTCATCACATGACAGTTACTACCTTTGAGATTTACAGCAGTGTATTCTCCAAGTCTTTTATTTTTTTGTACTAGTATTTTTATTTCATCGTCTTTAATCCCAACAGCTACGTCTTTGTCTGTTGCATAAAACTTTGTTCCTGGCAAACTTCCAACAAAGTTTCCTGTTTGATATCCATTCATAATATGTACTGCAATACTAAAAGCAAAATCGTTTCTATATACACTTGTTTTAAACTGATACATATTACGATAGTGTATATAGTTTTCTTCAATGTGCTTGATCAAATCAAAGAACATTTTGTTTTCATCTGTTTTTCTAAAAAAGATTACAGTAGCCCAATAAAAATCTACACTAGTATCACTTACTTTTTCAAACTCGGGTACTATTCTATGCATTCCAACATGAGTAGCATCCTTGTATAGCAAAAGATCTTTTTGCTGTACAAAGCAGTTGTTTAGTAAATCATTGCTAATGATATAATCAGTATCCATTACAATAGTAGAATCGTAAGGAGTTAACTCATATGCAGATGCTCTGTTTTTATTATTAAACTTTAATGTTTTATCACTAAAATCGCCATCGGCATATCGTTTACTAGTACTATTTTTAGTCATGTCATCGGAGTGAATAACATAATCAAATACATCAGATTCGATATCTATATCTGTAACAATCGAAGTGGGCAAGTCCATATACTTGCGTATGCGTTTAGCAAGGAAAATAGCTTGCTTTACATAATCAACTGATTTATTATTACTTGCGAATAACAATACACCCTTTGTCATAAATCCATAATACTTTCAACTGTTCTATTTGTTTTTAACTTATTATATTCAGTTAAGTATTTGTTTGTTGATTGCCAATACACATTTACGAGTTCATTGGCAAAATCTTGTAATACTTCTATTTCAATAGGTATACCACTATCATCAACTAATATAGTTTCAGTTTGATGTAGTGCCAATAAACTTTGACAAAAACTTATAAGATCTTTTGTTACAGAAAACTGACCACCATTAAAATAATAAACAAGATTATCGTGGTACTGTTCTTTTAACAAACGTTTTTGATTATTTAAAGTAATCATGTAATTGCTAAAATCTAATGCTTTTTCTAAGCGTTCGTCCATAAATATCTCCTACTTGTAATAGTAGTATATATGCTTTAGACTACATTGTCAAGTTAAAAATCGGAATCTTTTGTTCCGGTTGGAGTAGGTAATGAGATAGCATTGTAAGTAGTACTATCCCAAACAAAATCACTACTCGGAGTATAAGTGTATACTGTACTGTTGATTGTTGCTGTAACACTTTCGTCTACTAGCTGCCCTGCTGGTCCGCCTGGTTCTGCCTGGCCGCCTGTTCCAGAATCGCCATCGTCTAGTTCTATTTTAAACTTTAGTTGTGTTGCTGTATTAAATGCAGTATTAGTACTTGCATAAATCCTAAAAAAGTTATCATCATAAATCTGTGCTACAGGTACATCTCCTGGATTACCTCCGGCTCTGCCGCCACCTTGTTTTTCAAAAATCTTTGTAGTTGGAGAACCAGTTGTAATACTTGCATTACTATAACCTGTTCCTGTGCCTGTTACTGAATCGCAACGCCAGGTATTTTGATTTACTCTACCAAACCGTATTTGTCCAGCATCATTTAACACTTGTGCCCAGTCCCAATCTTTTGTATACTGAGTGCCTGTGGTTCCTCCACTTGCGTTTGATGCAAAACGTATTTCTCCTCCAGATGCTAAGAAATATAAAAATGCTTGATGAGATCCAAAATCAACTGTAACTTCGTGCGATATAACTTTAACTGCGTCGGCCGATCCACCAAAACTTGTAGTACGAGAACTAGTTGTACTTGCTCCGCCTGTTGTTTCTAACGGATTTGGACCATCAAAACTACTAGTTGGAAAATCTGTAGATGTATGATTAAATGCTAGAATAGTATTTGCTGTAGTAGTTAGGTCGGTAATATGTTGTTCAACAACTTGATCAACTCCTTGTTCAAAGTCAGTAGGATCAATATCAGTTGCTAATGTGCCGGTTTGATGAACATGTGCCGCTTGTATATCCAACCATAAATCAAAGTATTGTTGCTCAGTTACTGTATCACTTACACCTGGTGTATTTCCGCCAACTACTGTATTACTACTAAAACTTCTACCATATCCGCTTGTACTTGTTAGTGGAGTTGTCAATGACCCATATTCAGTCCAAACAGATTGATTGCCTACTCTTCCAGCTATTGATTCTCTAATATTATTATAGTTAAGAGCAGATATTGATGGCATCTATGGTTCCTTTTTTATAATGTAACATACTATACATTGTATGTCAATCATAAATCGCTTGTTTTTGCATACGACGGGGCTGGTGAACTTACATAAGAGCCCGATGCTCTAATATGCGAAACTGCACTAGTAAGAACTCCTGCAACATATTCATCTGCTCCTCCGGTGCCAACATCTAAATCATTAAATACAATATTAAAAGTAATATCAGTGTTATTTGATTCTAACTTTGCTTCAATATAATATTCGTTATCTGAATATCCGCCCGCAATGCTACCTGTTTTTCTATATATAGTTTGGTATGAAGTTGTTAAATCCTCATTGCCAATAGCATAAGAAGTTCCTGATGGTTTTGTATTAGTAGTTACTGTTCTTCCAAATTTTATTTGGCCTGCATTAAATATAATATCATACCAGTCTTGATTTTTTTGTAGGTTAGTGTCAGCTGGAACATTATCAATATTGATTGACGAATCAAATCTAATTTCGCCACCAGCGTTAAAGAAACATCTGCGAGCTGCAATCGAAGAAAAAGATATCTGTACAGTATGATTAACTGATTGAGGCTGGGATGTTCCTCCCCAAGGCGATGTAGCTCCATCTCTTACACTATTAACTCCGCCTGATTCTATGTCAGCTTGATTGCCATTTAGAATAAATCTATCGTCTTCTAGTTCAACTATTAATATTTCATATGCATTATATAAAGCATCTTCTATTTCATTAGAAGTAGCAACTGTATTAATAGTAACTGGTGCAGTATTATTAATGTGTACATATACTTTTTCAAAGTCGGCAAACAATGTGTTCATGTCAGAAACTAATACTTCGTTTCCTTCGGCAACTGGATTACTCGATACAGTATTGTTGTATCCTTTATCACCAGACCCAACTCCTAATAATGCTGAAATTTTTCCTTGTAGTTCGTTGTATCTTGATTGTGAGATAATGTCGCCGACTGCCATAACTTTTCCTTTTTAGTATTTACACTTTTAAAACGCACTCAACCAACTTTTCTGAAGGATCGTCGCTTGATTCTAATGCAATACCAACTAATGCTTTAGTAGCAGTTTGAGAAGCAACTCCGTCTTCCCATGCATACAATGCCATTCCTTTTTGAACTATGCCTGTGCATCTTACTGGTACACGGCCCTTTAGTGCAATAGCTTGTCCGTCGATTTCTGAATTCATTAAGTAAGCTGGATTTTCACTGATAACACCTATTGCAAAATCGCTAGATTTTGCAGGTCTTGTTTCGGCACTAATATCTTGTGATTCTGTAAACTTAGCACTCGATACTGCCATTACTGTTCCAACTGGATGTGTTTCTTCTGTTGTATATTTTTCTGCAAGGTCAGCATAACGTGCTTTAGTTGCTGTACCATTGAATACTGTTGCAGTTAAGTTTCCACTACTATCTCTTGCTGCAATAGTGTTTACTCCTGCTGTAGTAGATGCGCTGCGGGCAGTACCACCTACATCAAGTGCATTGGCACTTGTTGCCGATCCGTTAAATGTAGTAGCATACATTGTATTAAACTTTTCGGTTGCGCTACCAATGTTATACAGGTTTGTTGTTTCTGGATAAATTCCTTTATCAACTGATGCGTTTCTTATTGAAACAATGCCTACAGCTGATCCTGCTGCTGGTGCAGTTAATGCAAACAATATCTTGTTACTTGCGTTATTTTGGTTTACAAGTCTTGGAACTGTGCCATCATTTACGTCTATTTTTAAATCGTTACTGTTACCAACTGTAAATCCAGCATCGCCCAATGCTAATGAATCAGTTGTTTTTAAATAATCACTAGCTAAAAAGCCGCCTAAACGTAATGCATCATTTGCAGATCCCCAAATAATTGGTTCATTGTTAGCACCGGTAACCGGCTGGTCTAGCTCATTTTGTGTGATTCCTGTAGTACTATTAACTAAAGTAATACCTTTTTTGATTAAACTAAATCCGGTTAACGAAGGAACACCAGCTGCTTGTACGCCATTTAATGTAAATTCTTCTCCAGAAATTACATACACACTAACATCATTTATTAGAGCAACAATAATAGTTTTTTCAACTGACGGAACTGAGTTATCTGTAACATTAACACTAAGCATCTGTGTTGTTCCGCTGCCTGCACTTTGAGGACCTACTAAGATAAATTCACCTGCTGCTGTTTTACCGTACAGTTGATTACTTGTACTGCTCCACCATAAGTCGCCTTCATCTAGTCCTGCTGGTTCTGAACTTGAAACTTCTGTGCCGCCTGCTGTTTTCCACGCACTACCAGTATAAAACTTTAGTTTAGTAGTTCCTGCGTCATACCATACCTGGCCATCTATAGCTTTAGCAGGAGCAGTAGTTCCTCTAAAGTTTTCTAGTAAATGAACTAAATTTTCGTTCTGTGCTTCGCCAAAACCACTATAGTTTTTACCAATAAGTTTTAGATCAGTTGTTTGATCTATTGTGCCGTCTTCAACGACTGTTATCTGTGTACCGTTATATCTATTTACAATATAGGCCATTGTTGCTCCTCGTGCTTAGTGCTCTTATGTTATTTATCGTTAAAGTGCCGATGCTGCTATTGTGCTGCCATTGACATCCCATAATCCGCTGTTTATCTTCATAGTTATTATTAGTCTAGTTGCTGTTAGATTAACTGTTGCTGTAGGAGAGTTGATTGTAAAATCGCCTATAACATTAACGTTTTGTGTACCAGCACTGTCAACTGCTGTTAACGATTTTACAACGCCGGTGTTAACATCAATCGGATCTGACGAGCCTGTATAATAGTAAGCATGTATTTTTGCTGTTTTGCCTTGTGTGTCAAAGGGCGCTACTGGTATTGGATATAGTTCTGTTAATAATACAGCAATATTAGTAAGCAATCCATCGTCAGCCAAAGTATCACCATATGTTCCTGTTGCATATGTAGTACCAAGTCCAGTAACATCAACTCCCATAACAATAGTTGCTGATTGTATTTCGTCATCAACATATCTTTTAACTATTACATCTTGATCCGCACCTTCTGTTAATAATACGTTGTCGGCTTTTCGACGTGGACTTACTGGAGTTTCTACATTTGTTATTTTTACTTTGTTTATTAAGTTTATACTACCAGTTGATGCAAACTCTAGATTATTAGTTGTTGTGATACGATCTTCAGTAAATGTCATTGTATCACTTTGCAGGTTGTTTCCTACTACTAATGTATTAAGTTGTCCGATTCCTGTTAGGCTACTGTTTACAACTGTTGACCCTAATGTATCTAAAGACAAAACATTTGTGCTGTTAATAGCATAATAATTTAACTCGTTTTCAATATCGATAATATGACTACTAGTCCAACTGTTGGTTGAATTTAACCAAGTCCACCGTTTATCGTCGCCTTCAACTCTTATAACAATACCGCCGTCGTCTGCTTCACTATCTGTTGCTAATGTACTATCGTCTTTAATTGCAAGTTCAATCTGATGGTCTTCAACTCTTAATGTAGCAACATCTAAACTTGTAGCGTCACCTTCGATCAATAAATCTCCAGTAACACGTAAATCACCAGTAACATCTAATGTGTATGCAGGATTTTCTTTAAAAACACCAATCTTCTTAGTATCTGCATCAAAATGCATAGCAGTGTATTGTCCAGACACGTCTTTAAGATCTATTTTTAAATCAGCATCTTGAATATTGTTTTGCCATAACGTTGTTTGGCCACTTACTTTTATTGTAAGATCTGTATCAAGTCCAACACTTAATCCGTTGTCATTTGCTATTGCTAGTCGACCTGTTGTAACATCGTCAACTACAGCACTTAAGAAACTATTTTGATCAAAAACATTTCCAAGCTCGTCAACAATCTTTCCAGCACTTGATGCTTTTCCAAGCCATTCAAAATCAACAAATGCTGTGTTTATGTTAACACCTTGTTTTAAATCTGTAAATCCTGTGATAGCCGGAAATGGTGTAAATGTTGTAGTCTCTTTTGAAAGTACAGCATATAGACTACCGTTTAAATATTTTTTAATAACTACTCTATTTTGTCCTGTAGTATCTTTGATAGTTTCTATTTCATCGCCTGACCTAAGCTGATTTTTAGTATATGATGGTCCTACTAATACTGCTTCAACTCCGTTCCAAAACAACAACTGATCTTTAGATCCGTCTATCCATATATCTCCTGGTATTAGTTCTGACGGTTGAGAACTAGCATATATTGTACTATCTGTACTTCTAAATGTTATACCATCGTATATTTTTAATCTACCTGTAGAAGTATCATACCAAAGTTGGCCTTTGAGCGGTTTAACTGGTGCTGTACTATTACTAAAGTTTTCCAACATTTTAATAAAGTTTTCATTTATACTTTCACCAAACCCTTGATAGTTTTTTCCTATTAGTGCAATATCAGCACTGGATATATCTAACCTACCATCAACTAGTTCTACTAGTAGCGATCCGTCTGTTTTGTTTAGTTTATAGGCCATTTATGATACTCCGTGATAGATAATAAAGTTAAGTGCAACATACGGATTTGTTATATCTACTGCATCGTTTGCTATATCTACTACACCTCCTGATGTTTGTAGACGAGATCCAGTTCCAGACGAATCACCGTCATTGGGTACAACTTCAGATGCGGTTGCTGTAGCTGTTGTAGTAGCATAAAACTGCTCTCCTGTACTGCTTCGTAAATCGTGTTCGTGTTCCGGCAAGTTGGCTGCTGCTAAGGTAACATCCTCGCTACCTCCTATGCCGCCCATAACACCTACTGTTCCGTCTGTAATTCTATTATTAGATGCTAATACTCTACCAAGTCCTGCAGGCGATCTTCCTCGCATATCCGGAATCTTAAATAATGTATTTGGATCGCTTGGAGTTCCGTGATACCATGTTGTTGGATCTGCTGCAAGATATCCTAATACTGTTGCTAAGTTACCATATGTTGTTAATGATTTTTCAGCGCCATCTAAAATAAACCACCCATCGGGTGCAACTAGGCCTCCAAACATTATCACTGTGCCTACTGGCATAGTATCAATAGATCCAATCAGTTGATCAGGTGTTGCTTTAACTAATGTTCCGCCTTGATTCAACAACACTTCGTCGGTTGTTCTGTTTACACTAGATGCTGCTGCCCTGTCAGAAATAGCAGTTGATTGTATAGTTGATGTAAACGTTTTTGAAGAGCCGCCTGTTTGTCCGTCAAATGTAAAACTTGTTGCACTAACATCGCCTGCTAATGAAAATGTAGTTACACTATTAAGTTTGGCTGTACTACCTGCTGTTCCACTAACATTACCTGTTACGTTACCTGTTAGACTGCCTGTTATACGATTAGCATGAAGTGTATCATATGGCAGTACTGACGATCCAATAGAATAAACATTTGCTGTGTCAGGCATTATACTTGTTGTAGTTAAACTGCCGTCAACATCAAAGTTTCCTGTTACGGTTAAATTTCCAGTTACACTAGTATTGCCTGTCAGTCCTGTTGTTCCGGTTACAGTTAAGTTACCAGCAAGTTTTTGATTTCCAACTACATCTAAACTTTCAGTTGGAGATAAGTTGTTAATACCTACATTAGTGTTTCCTTTAACTCTAATCGGTATTGAAAATATTCCGTTGTTGTTGACTCTTAAATCTATTGGTGCGCCTGGTACAGCATTTTCAATAATGCTATTGTTGCCTTCAACTAATACACTTAGTGTTTTCGAAACGCCAACTTCTAATCCGTCATTTGTTTTGATTTGTAGTTTTTCAGCTAACTGATTAACAATATTATTACGCATAAATGCAGAACTTGGAATAACTCCGCCACTTACTAACAAGTTTTCTGCTGTTGTTGCAGTACCATTAAATTTTGCTGTAGTCAATGCTTGACTAAAGTTTGTTCCAACTTTTATTGGTGTTGTGCTATTAAATCCAGCAAATGCTGTTTTAGGTGAAAACTCAACTCTACTTGTAATAGTAACTGGTATATTTTCAATGTATACTACAACTACCGTTCGGGTAACATCACCGGTATCTATTAACTCAACTGATTTTGCTCCAGTAGTATTTCCGTTACTAAAATCTGGTCCTATTAATAACCAGCCGCTGCCTGTATACAAATATAACTGACTAGTTGATGTATTAACCCAAAGATCTCCTTTAACACTGTTTGTGCTATCAGGTTCTGATGCGTTCTTTTTTAGGCCGCCGGCTGCAACCCAGTTTGTACCATCATATATTTTTAACTGATCTATGCTGTCTGTAGTATCATACCAAAGTTGTCCTTCAACAGGATTTAATGGCGGGTTAGCGTTTGAAAAGTTTTCTAATAGTTTTAAAAAGTTTTCATTAACAGCAACTCCGTAATCTGATAATAATCTGCCTGGAAGTTTTAAACTAGTTTCGGTATTGATTGCATTATCTTCAACAGTTATAATACCCTTATTGGATTGATCAGTGAATGGAATCTCATATGCCATTAAGTATTACCTCCCGAAAGACTTTGTACTCTTACAGTATAATCAATTTGTATTAACCTATTGAGTGATTTTTGTACTGGATGGAAAATAACATGTGTAAGAAGTCTTCCTGTTCCGCTAGATGAATATCCGACTAGCCCTAGCTCGTCAAATACAAACTGTTGTTCTGTATTAGCAGCAGTATCAAATGCATCTTGTCCTTCTGGTTCTCCATAATCTAACAAACAACTTACAACAATATCTGTATAGTTTGTACCAGTAACGTGACGTGTTTCAATCTTATTTCTTTGAGGGTCAACATTGTTTACACTGCGATCGTCTACCACTTTTGCATATGTTTGATTGTACAAACTTGCATTTGTACCTGTGCTGTTTGGTGTTAAGTATGTAATAATACCAGTTGGATCAACAGTTGTTCCGCCGTTGCCAAACCCCATTTGATATATGTAGCCTGATCCAGCATTGCCAAGACTTTCAGCAAGACTAATACTCATATTTTCATAATGAATAGCATTGCGCTTGTTAACAAATACATGCCCACTTTCTGGATTGTGTATTTTTATGTGTCCTTCGAGGTGTACACCGCTTTGTTCGTTAATCATGTTTCCATTCCGTTTCTATACTGTATTTATCGTGGTAGCGATATTGTTTTGTCTGTTATAAATCTAGCTATTTGATTTTCACTATCTGCTAGAGTTTTTCCTGTATCATTCCATATTCTTCCTGTTCGACGAACAACTTCAATAAATGTTCCGTCTGCAGGAGGGTCAATATAATCTGCAAGTGTTAGCACGGTTACTGTGCCGCTTTCTGTTGATATATTTTCAATAGTATATTCAGGATCTATTGTTACATCTGCCTCAGGTGAATCTTGATCTACTGTTTTGTCAAATGTTATAATGTTATCTTTACGCAATCTAGCTCCAGCTAAAAATACATCAATCTCGTTAATACTAGTTGGAACAAAATCAAGTATAAACTCCTTGGTACTAGCATCGCCAACAAACATAGTTTTAGATGTTTCGTCTTTGTAAGGAATATTTTCTTCTATACCCTGGCCTTGTACTTTTGTTGCTGTTGAATATTGTTCTTTAATGCCTGTGCCTAAAGTACCTCTTCTTATCTGTCTAAGAAGGTTGCCATCAACACTAAAATATTCAATACGCTCTTTGTCTATCCAAACAACACCCGGTACACCCAATGCCTTGTTAGGTTCTTGAATACCTGTACTGTCAACTAGTTGAATATTAGAATCATAATAGTTTAATGGTTGTTGCAACTCGTATTCGTTGTCTTTATTTAAACGCTTGAAGTGGAATCTATTTAACATATCTTTGAAAATACGATATCCAAACTTAGGATTACTTGTTAATCCTGTAAACTGCAATACTTCAACTTTGTCATTTGATGTAACTTTACTGTAAAGCTGAACGCCTGTTCCACTAGCATCAAGTGAATAATCGTTTTGTGGCGAAAGCAATATTCCATTTTTAAATACCCAAACAAAGTTTGCACTTAATGCAGGTTTTTCAAGTTTGATAAATCCTCTGCTTAATAAGTTTTTATCAATATAAAACTGTGTTCCAGCAGGTGCTTGATTTGTATTCCAAACAATATCATATGTATTTCTTTCAAATCCGTTTATATCGTGATTACTGAATACATAGATGTCTATAGTTTCCCAATCAGCTGGTGCTTCAGTTAATGATAAAATATCTGTTTCTATAAGAGTAATATCTCCAATAACTGCTTTTGTACTATCATTTTCCCAACTTGCTACAATCTCCGGTGTGTCGTCAATACTTTTTAGTTGGAATAATTCTCTAATATATCCTTGTAGTTCTATTAATAGTGTTGAACCTGATCTACTAAACTTTTCAACACAAGCAATAACTGTAGTACTATCATCAGCCAATTCAAAACTTATATCTTGCCCAACTACTGGATCATTAACTGCTGTGCCATTTTGTATTTCTACTGTTGTGTTTATAAAGTAATATTCTGCATCTCTAATAATAAAGATTTCTAATGTATCTCCAATAAGTCCAACATTGTTGTTAAGAAGTTCTACTCTACCGTTTGCAGTATCATAATAGTAATCAAGAACATTAACAATAGAACCATTAATATAAAGTATAACATCTGTATTTCTAACGGCTGTTGTATCTTCAAACTGCCATCTATCAATATCATATGATCTATTACTATCTATTGTATATTTTTTTCTATAGCCTGCATTTAAGAATCTACCATCTCCACGCTTGACTAAAATATTATGTGCAAGAGGCTTATTAATAATAGGCAATGCAACATCATTTGTAAATCTATGAACTTTATTTTGGCCATCTGTTGCAAAGGTATTGTCGATTACCATCTGACTGTATTGGTTTACATTACCATCATATATTGTATATCCAATAATTTTGCCGGCAGTTATTTTAATCGGAAACTCCAGCTGTGCTGTATTGTTATCTGATTCTGTAAGCCCGTAGTCAGTTGTATCATTTTGTAATACACCATTGATTGTTACAAAAGAACTTAATCCAGTTTTCCATGTGATTGGCAAATCGTATATAAAAGTGTCACCAGTAGAAACAATATTATCACTATCAAGTAAATCAACTCCGTTAGTTCCGATTGATAGTATAGAAAGATTTTTTCCTGCATCTAGTGCTGTACTATCATTTAAACTTATAACTTTGTTTTCATAATCAACATTTAGATCGTTGTTATCAATAATATCGCTGTCAACTTTTACAATCAGTGTAGTATTTGATTGTGGAAAACTATCAAACTCCCATTCGATAGTTGTGCCATCTGTGATATAGTTTCTAACACTAATAACACCTTGTCCGTCTGAACTTCTATTGTACACTTGAATATCAACTGTATCTAGTACTTGTCCCGGAACTTGTTCTTCTGGTCCTTTACTGTTTGTTTCTGTAACAAATCCGTCGCCATCAACAACTATATCTCCAGAATCTATTCCAGTTGCAGTTGTATATTCAAAGTTTCCACCTTGCAAACTTACATCAAATGCTGTTGACTCTGGAGTAAAACTACCATCACTAGTAGATTTTCTAATGATCACAATATCGCCGTCTTTGGTTTCTATAACATCACTATCTAAGAATATAGTATTTGTAATATTGTCGCCTTGTGGTGATACCATTTTTGCATTTGGATTAGCTGTTACACTAACTCCGTCATATGCAGGATCATCTATTCTTACATTGTTAAGATACACGTTGTATGTTACACCTGAGTCTAAAACACTACTCAGTGTTATTATTTGAGTACTACCATCTAGTGTAATAATCTCGTCTTCGTAGTTAGTGTCAAATGTATCAAAATCAATACCAAACCCGTTTGCATCAAATCCGGTATTTTCTCCAAAGCCGATACTATCCATTTGTACGCCGCCGTAATCAACACCGTCCATTAGCTGACTTAGTTCTTTTCCTGGCATATTTGTAGTAGGCTTATAGAAGAAGTTTATTCTATCTTCGGCTGTTAATAAACTAGATGATTTTTTATAGTTTATAACAATCTGAGCATTATTTGCAGGTGCATTTGCAAATGTTATTTTACCACGAAATCTATCAAAGGTTTTGGTTGTATCAATAACATTTGATGATACAAAATCACTAAGTAACTGCGGTTCGCCAGCTACAGTTATTGATATATCAGCACTGTTTGTACTCAATGGCCATTTTAAACTAAAATCAGTTAAACCACCGTTGCCAACAAAAGTTTCTGTTTCATCTAATGTAGTAAAGTAATATGCACCAACAACTCTATCAAACTTCATTAACATATGAGTTGATCTGATTACACTGTTTCCTATTTGTGCATAAACAACTGCATCAACACCATCCTCTGTTAAACTTCCGTTTATTGTTACAGTTGGTGTTGTAAAGTATTTTGCGCCTGTAGTATTAACTTCTATATATTGTATAGAACCGCCGCCGATATAAGCAAGCCCTTCTAGTGTTGGGCCGCCGCCTCCGCTTACTGTTACATTTGCAGTGTCAGTATATCCGCTGCCGCCGGTGTAAACCACAAACTCTGTTATTTCAAATCCAACATTATCTAACCAATGCTTTTGTGGATATGTAGTTGTAGTATCATTTATACCAGTAATGCCATTGTTGAAAAACTTAATAGTTTCGCTAATAATCTGTCCACGCTCTGCATCATAACGAGGTGGTAAATCAAAATCAGTAACACTAGTTTGTGTTGGTTCTGTTCTACCATAAGAACTAATATATTCTCTAATCTTAGTACTATACGGTTTTACTTCTTCTATGTAATCTTGATAGTTTGGAAGATTGTCGTTTTGATATGTTACTTTTTGTGTAAGCTCTCCGACATTGTGTTTTGCAACTACAAAACTTGATTTAAATATCCAATCTAAATCAACTTGTTCGCTCATTGCATATCTAATGCTACTAAAGAATAGTTTGTTCCATTCTACTTCTAGCTGATCAACAAATAAGTTATCTCTTAGTGCATATAGTATTATTTTTATTTCGTCTGTTGGTTCGCTATCATATAACGATATATCATAGATTATATTATCAAATCCAACTGCATCGTTTTGATATAGTGTATTGCTAAACTCTATTGTACCATTTTGTCTACCTACTACTTTATAGTTAATAGTATAGTCTACTTCAACTTGATTGTCAATCTTTTCTAATAATATCCAGCCGCCGCTGCCAATATTTTCAATCTTAACAGTATTTCCTAGTTTATCGTCTAATGCTTCAAGTGCATAACTTCCGTCAATCACAAAATCAATAGATGTAACTTCGTTATATCCAGTTGAATACCAATCAACATATCTCCAATACTTGTTAACATCATAGCTTTGAATATAGTTTCTAAACCATTCCTGTGTAGAAGACATCCAGTTGTACACTGCCCATAGGCCGCCTACTTCGGAGTCAGTTGTTACAAGGACACTAAATGGACGCACAATAAGCGTAGTATCATTTAAATAGTTTTTGCCACCATCAACTACTTCAACTTCAATAACTTGACCAAGATTGTTGATGTAAGTTTTTAACTCTGCGCCGGAACCTTGTCCTTCTACAGTTACAGTAGGACCATGACGTTTGCCTGTTGTATAGTTACTATCAACATATCCTCTACCAGATTGCGTAATAGTTGCACCTGTAATAGTTCCATCAACAATAATAGGCGTAAGAGTTGCTTGTTTGATTTTTGCAGTACCTACAAATCTCAACAAACTTTCACTGTCAATTTGAGTATCCCACTCATTGCTAAACTTACTTGGAGGAGTTTCTGTTTGGAATAATGGAGAAATATCAAAATCATCAACTATTGTATATTGAGACAATACTCCGTTTACTCTTTCAACAACTTGTTTTAATGCTTCTTGTCTATTAACAAAAATAGTTTGATTTGGATTATTTAAAATACCGTATCTTTGAGCAACACTAATATTTAAATCAGGCAGAACTCTTCCGTTTCTGTCGTAGCCTGCTAAACTATCAACCCACTTGTCGACAATGTCATTGTTTGGCTTGCTAGATGCTAATCCTTCAACAACTAATGCATACTCGCTGTGAATATTTCTATTTTCTGCATTGTCTTGAACATAGTAATCAACATGCAAAATAGTATCTTTGTCTTTTACTAGATTTTTTATATTATGTAATGCAAACTTTTTGCCATCGAGTAATGTAACATGTCTATAACCTTGTCCTGCTGGATCTGCTATTAAGTTTGCAACATCAAACGAACTAATCTTCCTGCCATATGTAGTAGGCAGTGTATTTTTATTCTTAACCCAGAAATAATATTTTGGTGCAAATACATTTGCTACACTATCATATACTCTTGCTCTTACATAAGAATCATCACTGTATAATGATGTTCCACTTATGCTGCTGGCCAAGCCTTCGGTAGTATCAGCTATTTGATCCCATTCGCTTGGTAACAAGTCACTCTCAACCCATTCGTATACATCTACACTAAATCCAGGAATAATCTGATTCCATGTA